GATGGCAGTGACTCTATATTTAAAACATATGTAAATGGCACATTGTCTGCAACTTCTACATTTGCGATGACAACAATTTATTATGCCAGCCAATCAACTTACATTATGAATTACGGGCCTATTGCTGAGAGACCAACGGGTTACTTGTGTGATTTTAAATTGGTTAATGGTACTGCGACAGCCCCTAACAGTTCAAACCCAACGGCCCCTGCAACAAATACAACCAACACCAAGCTATTGCTAAACATGGCAGATGGACAGGCGATTGACAGTGCTGCACAGAATAATCTGACGTTGGTTGGTACTGCTAAAACTAGCACTGCTCAAAAACTATATGGTACTGCGTCACTACTGCTGGATGGTAATAGTGATTTAGTAACATTGCCAGCAGACGTAGGTAGGTTTTCTGCGAGTAACGCACCACTAGATTTTACAATAGAGCTTGCATTTAGACTTGCCGCCAATGTTGGTGGCACACCCAATTCTATAATTGCTCGCTGGGAAACTAGCGGTGATAATCGTAGTTGGATGGTGCGTATGGATAATGTTAGTTCAGAAAATAAAATGAAGTTTTTTGACAGTTCTACTGGAAGCAACTATGCTTCTACAACTTTTTCCACTGCATTTAGCAGCGAAACTTGGTATCAAATAGCTCTCGTTAGTACCTCTGGAGCCGTCAAACTTTACGTCAACGGCACTGCCGACAGTACAACTCATACTTGGACAACAGGTGTTTTTAACGCTCCTTACGATTCTACTGCTTTATTAAGTATTGGGGCTAATGTGCCAAGCAACCCAGATAATTTTTTCAACGGTAATATTGATGAGGTAAGACTGAGCAAGTTTGCCCGTTACACCAGTAATTACACAGCACCGACAGAACCATTTGCAGACAAAGGACAATAGACATGAAGATAGCAAAACTAGAAGGCAGTAACATAGGTGAGATAGCAGACCACAAGTCTCTGTTTCCCAACACTAGCTTTCCCAAGTCTGGACCTGATGCTGATTGGCTTGCGGCTAATAGCTGTGCCGAAGTGGTGGTGTTCTTAGCTTATGACTCAGCCACACAGAAGAACGAGAGTGTAACACCATATCTGCAGGACGGTAAAGTATATACACGCCGTGTAACGGACATGACTACTGATGAACGTGCTGCTGTAGTCACTGCTGCTAATGTTGAAGTAGCTAGACTTAACAGAGCAGAAAGAGATAAACGTCTAGCTAGTTGTGATTGGGTTGTAACAAAAGCACTAGAAGCTGGTGGCTCTGTACCGTCTGCATGGGTAACTTACCGTACAGCACTGCGTGATATTACTACACACTCTAACTGGCCTAATTTAGTGTATCCAGATATGGACGGTACGGGCGGCGATTGGCCTAATATTCCCAGTTAACCCCTTGCTTTAATCATCTATGTGGTATAATATTACCCCATAGCAACAATCAAAAATCCCCACACATATGAATAACTTATACCTGCTAAACCCGGCAGATGTTTTGGCTCAATGGCCCATAATAAAACCACATATAGATAGCGCCCTTGCCCACTCCGTGGGCGAAATAAACACCTTCCAATTGTTTCAGAAAGTGATGTCTGGGCATATCCATATATGGGTTTATCTGGATGAGAATACGCAGATTACAGCCGTTCTAAGCACCAGATTTCTGCAATACGAAAACCGCAAATCTTTGCAAATAATGACTTGCGGCGGTGCAGTAGAAGATTGGGATATCTGGCTAGATCACAATTACGTTTTTGAGAATTTCTGCAAGAACAACGGCTGCTCATCCATACAAATTTGGGGCCGCAAAGGATGGGGCCGCAAGCTGGCTAAAGTGACCAGCCAGACAGGCAAATCCTACAAATCCTTATATTATGTCTACGACATGGAGATCGACAAATGACACTAACTAATCCGTTTGGTATTGAGCGCTACCTACACCCACGGCAATCGGGTATAATCGTATATAAAGGTGGCGGGGGAGCTCCTGCGCCAGTAACGCCACCCGCCCCTGTTGTTAATGTGGATGGCGGTCTTACAGACGAGCAATACCAAAACCTTATGGGGGGCATAGGCTCTCCAACAATCGCAGGAGTTGATGGTGCTGACCCTACAGCCGCAACAGGGCTGTACAATGAAGCCGCAACAATCGGAACCAACATGGACACCGGGTTTGCTGGGGTAAATACAAATATCACAGACAGTATAGCTGGTGTTAATACAGGCGTTAATACAGGCTTTGCTGATCTTACCACCTTACTTGATCAATACAAAACTGACCAAACTAACCAATTCGGCGCAGTAAATACTGCAATGGCTGACAATACAGCGAACATAAATACTGGCCTTGGAACGCTGCAGACAAGCCAAGATGCTGGGTTCAACAACATGGGCACCCGTTTTGATACCGTAGATACTGCAGGAGCTAATTTGCAGACCGCTGTTGATACTGGTTTCCAAGACACCGCTGCAACTTTGTCCAATACAAACGCCAATATTAATACCGGCTTTGCGGATGCTAATACCGCTATGGCCGGGGGCTTTGCAGACACACAGGCAGGGATTACTAGCGCTGCTGACGCAGCTAGCACCCAGCTGAGTGGTGTTTCTGATGATGTGATGGCTGGTCAGAGAGGTCTGGCCACGGATCTAGGTACAATGTCTGCTAATCAAGATATTTATGCTGGATCTGTACTTGGTAACCAAGAAGCACTTGCTGGTACACAGGATACATTCCAGAGCAACTTCGATGATTATGTTGAGCGCTACAGCGATGACACCCGTTTAGCTCAAGATACCCGCGCAGATATGCAAAGGGCTAATGCTAATGCTAATTTGGCCTTGCGTACTGACATAGGTCAGCAAGCCGACATGGCTAACGTACAGGCAGCGGAAACAGCTCGCCGAGTACAGGCTGTACAGATCAATCAAGCTAAAGACTTGGCTATGCAGGTCGCTAATAATGGTGGAGTTGATGCTGGGACACGGCAGAACTTCGCTAATCTGACTACAAGCTTCGACAACTCAGGGAACTTAATTCCCTCATCTGTCGATGGGGCAGGGAATAGGGTAAATCGAGCGATAGACCAACAAGGTAATTTGGTCCTGACCTCATTCAACAATCTGGGTCAACCAATTGGTAACCAGAGTATCAATATCGCGCAGTCATTAAGCGTTCTCGAACAGTTAAATAAAAACAACACTGCGAGTACAGGCTTTGCTGCCCCTTACCTATCAACAGGATAAACATGCACCCACAATCGATATCAGCTCAAGGCATCAATTTAGTTAAAAAGTTTGAGGGTCTGCACCGAGTGCAGCCCGATGGCATGGTTTCGAGTTACCGCTGCCCTGCAGGAAAATACACATGCGGATTTGGGGCCACTAGAGGCGTCAGATCTGGAACTAAATGGACTAAAGAGTACTGCGAGCAGCGGCTTATAGAAGATCTTAATGAGCACGGCAAAGCTGTTAAACGCCTCGTTAATGTTCCCCTATCTCAATACCAATATGACGCTCTCACATCTTTCGTTTTTAACCTCGGAGCCGGGGCTTTCAAAAGCTCAACGCTCCTTAAAAAACTAAACAAGGGGCTATACGACGAAGTACCAGAGCAGCTAATGCGATGGAACAAAGCTAGGGTAGATGGCAAGCTTACTCCGTTAAATGGGCTTACCCGTAGGCGTTCTGCAGAGGCTTCCTTGTTCTCCTCAGATGCTGCTTTGCCCTCCGATGAGGGCGGATCAGAAATGCCTCAGAAGGTATCTGCAGCTGCACCTAAATCTTTGGCTAAATCTAAGACAATGGCTGGCGCAGGTATTGCTGGAGCTGCCACTGCGATGAACGAGATCTCAGGCCAGCTGCAGGGCTTATTGCCATATGCAGACAGCCTCAAAGTACTGTTCTTAGTCTGCGCCATAGGCGGCATAGGCCTCGCCGCATACGCACGATTTAAGGACCACTCAGACGGGGTTCACTGATGTTTATATTCGGTAAGATTAAGATGTACATAATTGCAGCTTTGGCCGCTGCTCTACCGATCATTTACGTGATGGGCCGTTTGGCTGGGGCGAACAAAGAAAAGCAGAAAGTCCTTAAGGACGATCTACAGGCCGCAAACAAAAAAACTGATTTTTATAAGGCGATGGCTGATCATGAAAAAGATCCTGCTCTTAGTACCCGTGATGGTATCATTAATCGGGTGCGGAACGGTCTATAGAACGCAGCTAGAGGCGTATTGCCCAGCTGTTGTTGTCTACTCCGATGAATTTAATACAGGGCTTTCAACTGAGCTCGATAGCCTACCGCGCCAGAGCACTTACGTGCTCACGGCGGTAGGGGATTATATAGCGCTGCGCGATGAGCTCGCTGTCTGTGCGAGCGAAAGGGAGAAGCTCTGATGTCTAACGCTGACACGAATACAGAAAAACAAAGCATTGGGGATAGAGTTGGGGCTGCTGTAAGTAAAGCCAAGGAAGACTTTAGTAATTGGCAAAATAGTAATCTAGAAAAAGCTAAAGAACAGGGGGCTTCTGGGTGGGCGGATTACCACAGTGGTCGTTCAATGAACGAAAAGGGGGAGCTAGTATACGGCTTAAATACTGGTGGAGATGATGGTCCTGCAGCTGGGCTCGTAAGTGCCCCAGCCCCTGCAGCTCCTGTCTTAACCAGATCCCCCGGTAACGTCAGCGCTGCAGACATTCTCAAGATGGCTGAAACCGCTGGACTTGTGAAATCCCAAGAGGACATGGAAGCCATTGTCGCAGATCCAAATGGCTTTTTATCCACTCGGGGTATGACCATTACCGATCTAATCCCGTCTATGGATCCGAATGCCACTGGCACAAATCTAAACCCATACGACACACGATATGACCTCGGCACCGATCCTACCCTGACCACAGCTACGGTTGATGATGTGAACGCTGTTTCTGGAGTTACGAATCCAGGGGCGCAAACTTACACAGGGTCAACAGTTACAGGGAAATTAGATGCAAGCACTAAGGTAAATGCTGAGACAGGAACCATCGATGACGATAATCTTGTTAATACTAGCGATATTGAGATTGATGTAGCGGCAGAGGCCGAAGGCACAGGCGTACTGGGTAACTCTCTGAATGATTTTGCCACCCAAAACATCTCCACAATTATCGATACATCCACGCCAGCTGGTAAGCTGCTAGCTGAAAAGCTTGGTGAGGGCGGTTACACCGACCACAAAGCAACTATTCTAGGGCAGATGGATATTATTTCTGCTGAGTTTAAGGACAGCAACGGTAATCCAAAAATACCGCCTTGGGCACAAGCAATGGTCAGAGAGACCGAGAAGACTATTGCTTTTAGTGGCATTACTGGGACAGCGGCAACCGCTGCCTATGCAAATGCTGTGATGGAAGCAACCTTGGGCGTGGCTGATAAAGAGGCTGCTTTTTTCCAAACAATAACTACTAAGAACCTCGACAATCGCCAAGAAGGCATCATTAACAAAGCAAAGATCCTAGCTAATTTTGAGCTGGGAAATCTTAACGCTCGAGAGACAGCGGCGGTCACAAACGCTAAAGCTTTTTTGGAGATGGATTTAAAAAACCTGACCAATGAGCAGCAAGCCGAGGTTGTTAATAAACAGGCAGTCGTACAAGCTCTTTTTGAAGATCAAAAGGTTATGAACAGCCAACGGTTATTTACGGCAGAAAGCCGAAACGAGATGGCCAAGTTCTATGATGAGCTAAACTCAGCAATCGCTCGGCACAACTCCACAGAAATGAATACTTTAGCTAAGTTTAACGCTGGGGAAACTAATACTGTTGGTCAGTTTAATGCTGAAATGTCAGATAGCCGAGACCGTTTTTACAGCGAAATGCAGTACAACATCGATGTCGCAAATGCCAAATGGAGACAAACAGTCGAGACTACTGACACAGCTATGATGTTCGAGGCTGTCGGGCAAGACGTTAAGAACGCTCTCGATATCTCTACAGAGGCGCAAAACAGGCTGTGGGACAGCGTAGATAATCTTTTGGACTACATCTTCAAAGGCGCTGACAATGAGGCAAACAGAGACGCTGAAATTTTAGCTGCTCAAATCAGAGCTCAAGCTGGCAGCGGAAGCAGCTCAGATGGTAAGTGGGGAGCCTTTGGGAAAATAACGGCTGCAATAATTGCTAGTGATATGCGTCTTAAAGAAAACATCGAGCACTTAGAAACTGTGGACGGTATCAGGTACTATACTTGGGATTGGAACGCTGAAGCTAAGCGCGTGGGTTTAAACACCGGGCCCACCTTCGGCGTGATGGCCCAAGAGGTCCAGAAAACCCACCCAGATGCAGTAGTGCAAGGCCCACAGGGATACTTGCTGGTAAATTACAGAGCGCTGCCTAAGTGAGCTCAGACACAGTAATACCCTTTCCCCAGCAAAGTGCTGTTGACCGCCAGTTCAGAGAACTAGAGCGGCAACGCGAGATAATTAGACAGCAAGCGCAATTAATAGCGGAGCGTAAAAATGAAGTTTGAAGACGCCATTAAAAAATCCATCAAAGGGTTTATAGAAGGCAAGGTGCCCCGCAACATTGCAGAGATGTCTGAAGAAGGGTTGATGTATACGCCCGAGTATATGGACAAGCTTGAAGAGGCGATGATGGCAGAGCCAGAGGCTGCTGATCCAACTGAACAGGAGATGCTTGATGCAGAAGCTCAGTAGCCCAATCCCCGGAGCCAACTATACAACAGACACCCGCAATTACGGCTGGCATAGGCCCCCGGACATTGTGGAGTACGATGAAGGCGTTGAGTACTTTATTACTAAGATGGATGAGCCCCGGGAGACTGACCTTATTATGTCTCTGATAGATCTAGAGACACCAATCACAGTTATAACTGCTAGCCTAATGCTGCAGGGCATCAGCCGGGGTAAGATTCCCATTGACCTCGCCATACTCATGGCGGGGCCTGTGGCTCGATATATTGAAATTATGGCTAAGTCTGAGGGAAAAACCTACGAGATGGGTGCTAGTGATAAAGACCGTGTGTCGATCACTCCAACATCATTAAAAATGGCACTTGGCCTAGTGGACGCTGAAGACGCAACACCAGCGCCAGAAGCTGTTGAGCAGACGATTGAGGAACCGCCAGAAGGCGGTCTCATGGCAATGCCAGAAGAGCCCTTAGTAGCATCTGAAGACGAACAACAATCCATGCTCGGCATGGATGAGGAGCCTGTTGAAGAGGAGATGGCCGATGGGATGGCGTGATGTACAGGCTGGAGTAGCCAGCGGTAGAATTAATTACGCTCAGAAGCCTGACAAATTTGGCAGCTTCATGGAGGGCTTTGCCTCTGTGTATGCGCCGATGATGAGTAAAAAACAGGACGCTAAGCTCAAGGCAGACGCAGCGGCGAAAAAAGACGAGAAAGAAGAAAAAACTCGTTTAAAACTGAAGCGCGAGGAGCAAGAAGAAGAGAACGCCCTTTACCTTAAACAGGCCCAACAGATTGCCCGGAACGTAGGTTTTGAGGGGGATGCCGGTACGATCAACTATATGTTTAATCAGCTAGTGACGTTTAAAGGGGACGCCACAAAAGTTGAAACAAACTATCAGACAGGGGTAGAACAAAACCGCATTTCTAGAAATGTTGAAGAGTTTGCTGGCCCAGTTATACCAAATATCCCGCGTTCCGACATGCCCGAAATGGATAGACTTGTCCAAGGTGAATCTGCCGGGGACATCGATGCAACCCTGATTGGTCAAAAAGACGGTAAGAAAACTTTCTTTAAGACAGACAAACCTGTGTCTGAGATGACCATGCCAGAAATTCTAAAGCTTGTTGAAAGAAATGGAGATTATTTTAATTGGTCTAAGAATAATATGCCCCCGGATACGGAAGCTTTTGCAATGGGTTTGGCGAGTACTCCCGTTGGTAAATACCAATTTGTAGGCAGTACGCTGCGTAGTTTTCTTGGTACAGACAGTAATGGTAAGGATAAGCTTTTTAATAGATTAGGCTTTACTAAGAGTACCGTATTTGATGAAAAAACTCAGGATAAATTATTTATAGCCTACGCGCAAGACAGGCTTGCAGGGGTCCGGGGCACACCCGGGGCGACACCAAAAACAATTAAACGCCTCGAGCGTAGAATCCTGAGAAAAACTTGGGAGTTTTTAGACAGGCAAGATAATGAGGGCAATTACCTGACCTCAGATGAAGATGTCGATAAGCTTATTGCAGAGATCGATACAGGAACAGCAGACAAAACCATTGATAATATTAGCAACAGCCAAGCGTTTAAAGAATGGGCTGCTGGGGATAAATCTCAGCCCTTCGAGGGCACTGAAGGCGGCTATCAAGAAAACGTGGTCACGCTGGAACCAATGAAACCAGCTGGGTTTCCTCTCAATTTTAAAGACATTAAAACTCCGGATGATGCAGACAGGCTGATTGCAACGATTGAGGCTGATAATACCATTGGGGAAGTAGAAAAGAATAAAGCTCTTGCCCAAGTGCAAGAGTTTGTGAAAACGCTGGACGTATTCGATTTTGCAGAGTTTACGGAAGAAAACCGTATTACAGATGCAAATAAAGCAGAGGCCGCTATACTTACTTTGCAGAATAATAAAAGCATTCCTGCAGACGATCTTGATGGTTATGTCGAGCAGCTCACTGAGATGGCATTTAAATTCAATAGAGCAGCTGTGAAAAAGGCTGAGGCTGCTAAAGATCCCATAGCTTACTTCCCTGTCGGAGATAATGGTTTAGTAGACTTGGGCTCTCAAATGCTCATCAGAAAAGGCACTCGACAGGTAGCCAAAGAAGGCGGCGATGAAGGTGAGATGGTTACCGAAGAAGTGTGGGTAAATCATTTAACTGGTGAAGTAGTTGAGGATGTAGATACGGGCCGTGTATTTGCTGAAGGCGAAGCTGCCACAATGATTAAGTTGTACAACGAGCCTATTTCAAAAGCATCTGAGATAGTCCAAGAAGGCATTGGCGTTATAGATAATTTACTGGAATATCGTCGGTTAGTTACTGAAAACCCTACAGTGATGAACACTTACTTAACAGCTGTAGGTAACCTTAATACGCAATTTAACGAGTTCGGTACGGCTCTGAAAACAGCGTTTGGCAATGCGGGTTCAAGTGGCGTTACCTATCAGGAGTACGAAAGCTTAGCTACTCCCATGTTTGAAGCGCTAGGTGCGCCCTTAAATAAAAAACTGTTTGCTCTGCAGTTACGTGCTGCATACGATCAGGCCCGTTTAATGGGATCTAGTGGCCAAGGACTATCAGATAGAGAATTAGGACTTAACTTGATAAGTGTTGGGGAAGGACTGACTCCAAAGCAAGCTCTGATACAAATAAACAGTATGCTTAGCCGCACTCTTACTACTGTTGAAAATCAGCGTAACGGTAAGATTGGTTCTATTATCGCCCAGAGAAAACTGACTGAAGGGTTACAGGCATACCCTTATGGACAAAACTTCAAAACTGACTACGCAGTAAAAGCGTTTACTACAGAAGACGGTAGTAACTACACCCCAAAGAAAGCGCAGCAATTTACAGACGCACTTGAAGGCAAAACTGAGTTGAACGCAATAAGTGAAACTGAAGAACCTCCAACGCAGACTTTAGAAGTAACAGAAGACACGTTAACATCTCTAAACGAACTTCCAGAAATGGTGGAAAAGCTAAGGCCCTTTCTAGGAAAAACCGTCGAAATCTTTAGGGACGAAGCTGGCCAAATTCAATACAGAGAGGTTACTGAGTAATGTCTTCAGCAGAAGAAGAAGCCCTCAAAAAACTTGGTATTACCCTTTCCCCTGCAGACGCTGGGGAGGTAACCGAAGAAGATCTTTTAAAAAAACTCGGTATAGAATTACCTCCGCCTTCCTTTGAGGCTGCTTTCCCGACCAATATGTACGATGGCCTTAGCCTCGGAGAGGCGATGGACCGCTATAAGGACATCGTTTATCAGAAAGACGAGAACGGGGAACATACCAGAGAGCTGAACCCGAATATTGAGCTGGTTGGTAACTCCCACAGATTTGTAAGGGAGGATGGCAGTGACTCACTAATCCCGGAACCCCAAACCAGTTTGATGGGCGGGGCAAGGATGCTCTTTGGGGCAGACCCTTATGATGTTACGGCCAAGGTTGGTGGTCTACAAATTCTGCGTAAAGGTATTCAAGAAAGCGTGTCTGATTTGAGAGAAGCAGACGCCGCTGTTTTAGAGAAAACAGGTGGGGCTGATCTACTTAGATCCTCTCCAATTGGCGATCAATATCCAGATGACCTTGTTGAGAGCGCTCAAGAAAAGGCAGTGAATGTCGATACTGGTGGGACTTTTTTTGATGCGTTGATTGCTGACGCTGGCCCTGCCATCATTGCTGGTCTTCCCGCTGGGATGGGCACAGTACGTGCTTTATCTGTAATCCCGCAAACAACATCTAAAGTAGCCAATGTTGTCCTTAATACCTTTAAAGGTCTTACTGCGACACTTACCGGGGAAACGGCTGCAACGCTGACCACAGGCACAGACGAGGGCACATTAGTAATGGGCCCAAACGCTACCTTTCCAGCCTTCCCTGACTTAGTTGATCTTGGGGACGAGGAAGCAGACAGGGTCATCGAACACAGATTAAACACGCTGACTGAAGGCATGGCCCTTGGTGGGCTTGTTCTATCAGCGATAGCGACAACAAAGGCCGCTACCACCACTGCAGCTCAGTTTCTTCTGAACGGATTTGTGACTGCAGCTAAGGGGCCAGAGAAAGCTGTTTATATGCAGTTATCTCTCGAGCTGGCTAACCTTCCACCTGATGCTAACGAAGCAATGCTGGCAGAGGCGCGTCAGCGCGTAGCTAAGATTGTGGAGGATAATAAGGAAGTCCTAGTACAATCTATTCGTGGCATGGATCAGAACCAACAGGTCACAATTGATACGGTGAGTGCGCTTCTTAAGGGCACTGATAATCAAGCTGATCGAAGCAATGCCTTGGGCGTCAGGGCTGGGGCCATGAACATCCCGGGATCACCTGTTGTGGACGCTGTGGATGCACCTATCGCAGCTGTGCAGCAAGACTTAAAGCTACAGGCCCAAGAGCTGGGTGGAGATACAGCTGCTAAGCAGACTGCCAAGCTGCAAGAGGGAGCTGAGCTTCTCACGGATACTGCTCGGGGATCTGTGGATGAGGTCAGTGGTGGTCTAGCCCAAGCGCAAACTAAGTATGATGCAGACTATGCAAAGATCATGGAAGGCTTTGATCAAGATTTAGAATTTACGAGTATGCTTGATAGGTTAACTGCTCAATATGGCACAGATTTAGAAGGCCCTGCGACAGCAACAAGGGACAGAATAAAAGCGTTGCTTGAAAATGCCTATGTCTCGCAGAAAACTGCTAAAGATAGCAAATATGCCGCTGTAAGCGGCGGACCAATTGATGCAGAAGCAATTATTGATCAGTTTGAACAAATCAATCTAGGCAGCATCACCGAAGCAGAAATTCTGTTAAAAAATAATAACGGGGCGGTAGGAAGACTTCATAAGCTTGTGCAACCTAAACTGGTTCCGGATGAGGCTGGTGAAGAGGGCGCTACGCGGCGTGAAACGCCAGAGGAAGTAATAGATCGAGTGCAGGAGTTTATGGACAATGATCCAAAGCTTAACTTCGGGTTCTTCTATAAAGACGTTAGACAAGAAATGTCCCGGCTTGCCGCTGAATTATTCAACAGAGATCGTCTTTTAGCTGGTTCAGAAGTGCGAAACTTTATTAGGTTTATCGACAACGACATGCTGGACTTTGTTGAGCAAGAAGGCGGCGATGCGCTTGCTGCGAATGCGCGTGAAGCTAAACGATATTTTGCAGAAGACTACATGTTTAAATCTGGTGGCCCGGGAGCACCAAAGTCGAAGCTAGCTGAATATGCTGAGCTGTACGATAGTACTCTTGGTCGTACCAACAGGCAGGATCTCACCGCAACAATGACAGGTGGGGGATTTAACAGAGATGCTTACGACAGCTCCTTTGAGGATCTTTCCACCAGCTGGTTGGAGCAAGGCAACCGTTTTGATATTGCACATCTTAAGAAAGCTCTGAGCACCCTCAAAGGAACAGATGGCGGCGAGATTGCAGATTATATGGTGCTGAAGGTACTAGGTCGCTTTGCATTGGATGCTAGGGCGGGTGGTATTGACGGCATTGACTATGGCAAGCTGACTAGCGAGCTCGGTAAATACTCAAGCGTATTATCTGCTAATTTCCCAGAAAAAGCTGACTTAATTAATGGCTTCCTAAAACGACTTGAGACTGCCCGAGGCAGTCAGGATGAGTTACTTAAAGTACTCGAGAGTACGAAGGCTAGCGCAGACAAAGGCATAGCGCAGCTGCAGGGCAGTATTCTTACAGAGTTCTTTGATAAGTCCCTTACCCCACAGCTGAAGCAGATTGCTAACAGCTCAGAGATCTTTGCGACATCTGACCCGTACAAAGCGTTCTCTGGGTTCTTTACCGGGGCAGAGACTGTTAGCCGAATGCGACAGCTTTTACAGGCGATTGAGGCCTCACCAGAGGCTAATCGTCCTGTGATTAAAGATGCGTTAAAGCTAGCTTACAATAAGTTTCTAGATGACAAGCTTATTGGCAGGAAGTTACAGACTAGCGGTGTAACACCCATGAACGTGGCTCCCGGGGAGAAAGCTGCTGATGAGCTCACCCCTCTGTTTCAAGTGGGCAGGGAGATCTACGGAGATGAGGGAGAAGTGCTGTTTAGTGGTCTTGAAGCATCACTCGGTATGGCCCGGGAAACAGAAGCATTAAAAGGGGCCAGCCCGATAGCAGGGCAATCTCGCACTGCATTTAATCAGCAAGCACGGACTAACACCAACCGCATGATTGCCATCTTTATTGGGCCTCTGAGCCGTATTGGTACGAGGATCCGATCAGTTCTTGGAGGTGCAATCGAGAAGATGGACCCAGATTCACGCGCTATGCTGATCCGCCAAAACATTCTAGCTAATCCTGATGAGTACCTCGCTCTAGCCAGCAAATATAACAAAAATCCGAATGATCCTTTATTGGAAGAAACACTAATGTATTTCCTTGGATCTGGCCTGATCAAAACGGACCTAGAGGCGGATGCTGAAGGTGTGCCGGGTATGTTCGAGGATGCACGGGGCGAAGTAAGCGAGGCAGCTGAAGCAATAAATGCAGTAGTCCAATAAAAAACCCGGGGGAGCAACCCCCGGGTCTATATAGCAGCTCGGAGAACGACCAAGAACCCCTCGCTGCCACAATCTTATCTTAGTAAGGCCCCCCGGTCAACTTATACCGGGAGGTCTTTTTTTTGTACCTTGTATCTATCAATACAATGTAAGGGCCTCAAACTAACGAACATCAAGGAGACCAATCCTCGATACACTTAATAATTACCATACTAATTACCTTAGTGGAAGGGGCTAGCGTTCATTTATTTCCTCTACGCCCATTTTCCAAACGTAAATGGGTGTGTGTTCCCCGACATAAGCCCCAAGAGTATTGTGACTGAAAAACTCCTGCGCCTCATCTTGATCCATGCCACCTTCCATAAGTATATCCACGCATTTATCTGCGTCATAAACGATGATTTCGGGGGAGCCACAACGCTCCCCCACACCAATTATAGCTGCATCAAAACCGTCAGCGGTGAGCATTATTCACACTTTCTGAGGCCTGTGGCGGGGTCATAATAACAAGCTCCGCCCTCTTCTATGAAATTGTCGGGTTCTTCGATATCAGGCTCTGCTACATCCTCAACAGCTGATGCATTTAAAATCCCAAAACGCTTCCCACTGGCACGGAATGTCGTACAACCGCTGGAACCGCCTTCATAGGCGGTCATGTAGACTTGTTTAAAGTCTTCCCAGCCCACATCATCTCCGACATTGCATGTTTTACTACAAGCAGAATCGACATATTTACTGGCTGTGTTCAATACTTTTACATGATCAAATACGGACAGTTCATTAGTTGTTTTGCCCTTGATCCCAAAGTTCTGGTAGCCGTAATCCTTCACAGTTTCGATCCTTGCCCCATCAAACGTCTGGATCGTTCTATCGTAACTATGGGAGAATACAGGCTCAATGCCCGAGCTCACATTGTCCGCTGACAGGCTAATTGTGCCAGTAGGAGCTACGGACAATAGATGGCTATTTCTAATGCCGTGGGTCTGTATTAAATCGCGGATACTGAGCGGTAATGTTTGTGCAAATTCAGATTCAAGGTACTTATCATTATACAGTGGAAACTTACCTTTTTCGACGGCCAAAGAGATAGAAGTCATGTAGCAGCCATCCCTAATTACGCTCATGATTTTTTCAAGCCAGTAGATGAAATCATCTGACCCATATGTATAGCCCATAGATTCAATAGCGTTAGCCACGCCAGTGACACCTAACCCCATCCTGCGCGTGTCTTTGGCTTGCTTTTCCTGCTGTGGCAGTGGGTAAGTTGCTTTGTCCACAACATTGTCCATTGCCCGAACAACATGCGGAATATCGTTCTTAAGCATTTGCATGTTAAAGGAGTATTTACCGTCAGGCGTCATTTGAACGTATTTAGCAAGATTGAAAGACCCCAACAAACAGGCCCCGTAGGGCGGCAGAGGCTGTTCTCCGCAGGGATTTGTTGCAGCGATACGCTCACAGTAATGTAGGTTATTTTTTCTATTAATACGATCAATAAATAGGATACCCGGCTCAGCCCAATCCCAAGTGCTGCGTAGGATATCGTCCCACAATGCCCGGGCGTTAATAGTGCTGTAGACTGTACCCTCAAACACCAGATCAAAGTCACTGTCGGCTTTCACAGCCGCCATAAACTCGTCAGTAACGCCCACGCTCATGTTAAACTGTGTAAGCTCTGTATCGTTGTTTTTTGCGCGGATAAATTTTTCGATATCGGGGTGATCGACCCTCATAACGGCCATCTGCGCCCCGCGTCTGTGTCCTGCACTGGCAATAGTTTTACAGGTGGCATCAAAAATTCCCATAAAGCTCAGAGGACCGCTAGATCTACTATCTAAGCTTCTAATATGCGACCCATGAGGACGAAGCGTACTGAAATCATAACCGATCCCACCGCCCAGCTGCATTGTCCGGGCAGCTTCACCATTTGCATCCATGATGCCTTCCATACTGTCTGGGATAGTTCCACTGACAAAGCAATTGTATGGCGTCACCGTGCGCGGTGCGCCCATAGCAGATTGCACCCGCCCAGCTGGAAGAAATCTCTGGTTATATAGAATTGTTCTAAAATTGTTGAAATGTGCTTCATCGTCTTTAAGCGCTTCAGCAACCCGTGTCATTGCTTCGGTAAAAGTCTCGCCCTCTGAGCGATATTTCATAGCGTGTATTTCTTCAGAAATATTCAGCGTAGGCCCGTAGTGATTTTTCATTTTTGCTCCCTCAATACTAAATCTGTTAAGTCTGCTTTTTTGTAATTTGGTCCTTTAAGAACCTTCCCGTCAGGCCTGAGTAACGGCTTACCGTTTGGCCCTAACTTGCTCATGTTTGCTGCGTGAATACGCCTCACAGCCTCGTCTAAATCCCACCCAAAAGTTGCCGCATATAAGTAATCTGTATATACTAGGTCAGCTAACTCAGAGAGCATGGCTGCAGGGCGATTACCTGCCTCTCTCTCATCAGAAACCTCACCAAACTCTTCTGCAATCAATCGGTATCTGAGGTCTTCCAAATCACGGTTAAACTTCCAGTTCTCATCAAGTGGCTGGCCCATTGCAGTGGCAAATTCTTTGACCATATCCAGTGGGGTACAATCCAAATATTCGTCTGCAGGATCATCAGGCAGGTCTTTTACTTGCTCATAGGCCTTAAGTATCTCTGCCAGCCGATCTTCTTCACAATCATCAATATCCTGTTGAGTGATCATCGTTCTGCCTCTAGTTTTTTAATAAGTCGATCCAAATACCAGCGGCACTTTTTTAAGTCCTCAAGGCCGTTTTTGTAGGGCCAGCGCCAAAGGTATTTGAAAGAATTTTGCCAGCAATATGCCTGATGGCTGGGTATATCCGCGCCTTCGGACATTGCTTCCATAGCCTCGATGCATTCTATATTTGCAGAGTTATAATGAGGCGGCTTGTCCACCATATTTGCGTGAATAGGGGGAGACGGGTGCCAATCAGTTTCAGCCCATTTCGCCATCAGTGGATCCGGGTCTTTTTAAAGGGCACTATCTTGCCCTCGGCAAGGACATCTAAGAGCTCTTCATCTGGCTCGAATACAATCTCTGGCCCACCATCCTCTTTCCCCTCAATCAGAAGTCGCTGCAGAAGCCCTTGCCTGATCAGCAGCTCGGGGGCCGCATCCAGCATCATTTGCAAACCGAGTAAAAGATCTACTTGTATCTGGTATTCGACCTCACCCACCTCTTCTTTTTCGAGATTGTGCTGGGTCATAACGCTCAGCTCGCCCTCTTCCATATCGATTTGAAAGGCGATCATTAGCGTGTTTTTGGGCAGATCAATCGGATCCATTACGGGCTCCTTGTTTTAATAAATTGAAAAAGTAGGTGGCATCGACCACCGCTAAAGGCTGCTTACGGTCTGCCTTAATGATCACCTCTGGTTCCATGCCCTTTGGGGCATTGGCGATGGCCTGATCAACATAGCTGTACACCGCAATGCTTTTCCGGGCTTTGCACTCTATGGTGATCCCCAGCAACCGTCTGGCAGCTGGAGATAGCAGCACATCCTCGCCATGAGCTCCCATAGGATTGCTTTTGCAGTCATCGAGCTCTAGCTCTTTGAACTTGGAAAGTATTTTCTTAGCAGTCCATTGCTGCAGCTTGCGCCCCTTGGCTTTTGCGGACGAAGTTTTAATCGGCATCGACGTACCATTTGTGCGGTGGGAACTTGGCTTTAGATTCCGCTTGGGGTTTGTACTTCGCGCTGGGCCAACACGTTTTTTTAAAGCTGCAGAAACTACAGCTTTTACAGAGGATTTTCTTGCCGGTTTCTTTGCGCTGGAAGAACTCGTCTTCCGATTCGAAGCCCCTTTGAAAGCTCGCATCACTTTCTAGCGACCCCACGTTATGCTTGCGGCGAGCCCTGATAGCTTTGCACTGAGCAGCGGTAGCTGTGACAGGCACCACCATCAGCTCCCCGGAGGATTTATCTACAACAATCCAACCACCGGGCGGCTTCTTTTGGGCATCCGCATAACCAAATAGCTGGCCAACGTAGCCAAAATCATCTTCTGCAAGCAGGGCATCAAAGCCCTTGCTCCATTTGTTTTTGTAGGCCCAAGGTGCGGAGGATTTAATGTCTAGAACCTTGCCCTCAATATCGATATCGCTCGATCCTTTGATGGTTGTTTCTGAGACTTTCATTGTCACATCATCACCGTCACTGGTGACATCAACCTTGGCTATGGTAAGCAGCATACGAGTGATGACTTCGACACAATCGCCGATCATCATCCTCATAATGTGATTGTAGGGGAACGGTTCACGTTCCGCCCCAGACTTCTCCATTTGCAAAGTGCATAAGGGACGGCCCACATTAGACATGCGGACCCTAAAATCTTTATCGTGTTTTTGCGTGAGCTGTTTTTTGAAGGCTGCGACGAGTTGTTCAGCAGCGGCTTCAAATACCTTGGGATCTACGTCTGCAGTCTCTCCGTTGGAGAGAGACTGCATCAGACCTCTGAGTTCTAGCTCAAGGGTATCTAGGGCCAACCCTAGCTGCTGTGCTCAAGCGCGGAAGAATAACTGTTGTGCCCATTGCTGGGCTCATGATCGACTGTACCGAGAGCTGCATAATGCTTTTTCTTAATGCTGTCGTTTTCTTGGCGAGCCTGATCGTTAAACACTTTCAGGGTGGCCACGACATCAGAGGTTAACAGAGCAGGAGTATCATAGTCGATACCAAAGTTAGTGATGAAGGTTTTACCCTCCTTATGGGTATTCATATCCAGCCACACATCTCTTAGCTGTCTGCCCGACCCTTTGAGATTTTCTATCACCTTACCTAGCCCCATAAAGTTCATGCCCTTCATGTGAAACTGCACAGGCTCATTTTCAATGCGCTTTTTATCGCCATTTCGATCAACGCCATCATAGCTCACAATACCACGCATAACTCTGGTACAAACAACGTCCTTATACTGCTTTCTCTCCGAGTCAGAGAACCCCGACCAAATTTTTGACTCTGGGCGTCCACAACGCAAACCACCAAGCATATCAATAGGATCTTGGCCTCGTTTATCCATCAAAATTGATTTGTTAATCATTTTAAAGTCTTCTGTGGACTGCTGTCTCCACTGAGTGTGCTGTAGCAACACTCTCATTTTGATGTTTTCAGCATATGCTGGGCTGGGCCCATGAACATAATACATACCCATACGAAGATGGGGCACTTCCATCATAAGGTCTGGGTCATATTGGATCTTCAGAAACGGTAATTTTATTACCGCTGTTTCATCTTGGCCTTGCTCAGCAAAGATGGCTGCAGCTTCGGCAAGTTCTTCTGGGGTAGCGAGTGTTGTGAGGTCAGTCATAGATTTTCCTATGTTTGATTAAGAGTATATATCTTACCTCAATACCTACCTTAATTCAAGCTCACTTCCGACATCTCCATCCAGTTTTTTCCAACTTCCATTTCAATATCCAGAGGGATAGGCAACTTGTAGCCGAACCGTTCTTCAATCTCATTTCCAATGTCTCGCATGGCCCAGACAGCGCATTCTTTGACCTGTTCAAGTTCCCCGGGGTAGATATCAATCACAATGCTATCATGCACGGTCAGGATCAGCTTAGAACGCAGATTACGCATTTTAAACGCTCTTAGAGCCCTCACACAGGCCAAGGGGACGATAGTCCCGGTGGCATGGCTTTGGACAGGAAAGTTAACGATCTGGGTAGCCCCAGATACACGGCCATTTCTAAATCGTACTGCGTTTGGGAAGCTAAACTCGCGTCCGCATGGAATGCGAACTAAGCCATCCTCGATAACGCCATCCATTAGCTTCTTATGCCACTTTTTTAGGCCAGAATAGATGTCGAAGTATGTTTTGAAGTATTCCTGTACGTGGGGGGCTTCTCCAGCCCCCATGCCACCGTAGAGTGGCGCAAACGTGTAAGCTTTGGCAGCTTGGCGCATGGATTTAGTAACCTTATCCGCCGCACATTTATTAATAATCATTGCAGTCTGTGAATGAATGTCTTTGCCACTTTTTACATCGTCTAAGATCTGCTTATCCCCTGACAGGATCCCGGCAACGCGAAATTCTAGCTGGGAGTAATCAATCTCGCCTAATAGTCCGCCTTCAAAGCGACTAACCACAGCCTTACGCACTGGGAATTTACCGCCCTTGGGCTGGTTTTGGAAGTTGGGCCTACTAGAGCTTAGCCGACCAGTAGCAGTGGTGGTCTGATTAAAGTTTGCGTGTAGCAGACCGCTTGGCCGAGTGTGATTAGCAATGCCTTTTACAAACGAATTGAGATAAGTATTCAGAGCGTTTAATCGAGAGTATTTAGTCAGGAAGTTAATCGCCCGAGTGTTACTCTTACGCTCGGCTTGTACCAGCAATCGCTGAATAGTCATTTTGTCAGCCCGGAACCCGTTAGCTGTAGCATCAGCTGGGCCCTCGGGGATCAGCCCAAGACCCGCCTTTTTGGTGGTTGGTCTGTAGACCGCCCCAGAGCCCTCGCACATCTTACACGCTGGCTGTCGCTTGTATGGATCTCCCTTTTTAGTGACTTTGTGCTGCTTGCCTGATCCAGAGCATAGGTCACAACGCTCTGCTATAGTCCTGTACGCCAGCTGCATGTTGCTTTTAACATGGAAGACCCACTCGCTATCAGACATCCGGGGAGGATATGTGGGACGGCCATCTGGACCTAACCCAATGTTAAACGCCTTGATAAAAGCTTTCTTATGGTAGTCACTTCTAAACTCGTACCCATAGATCAGGCGGGTCATATCCTGCCCCGAGGAGAGATTGGTGACTGTATCACCCATCACCTCGATGGTCTCTTTTTCAAGCTCTGTTTGTATTTCTTCTCGCTCATTCTCAAATAAAACACGCACTTGCGAAAGCGAATCCAGGTCGATGCAAATACCGTTTCTTTCGATCTCAATGAGAAACCAAGTCATTTCGTTCATCAGCTCAAAGGTGGGCCACAGCCCACTATTGTGCTCTTCTTTAAGGTCTGCAATTTGGGCTAGATATATTTCAGCGCAACTGATTACATCCGCCGCTGCATACTCCAAAACTATTTCTAAGGGCATCCGCTCAAAACCTACGCCCTGCGCGAACATCTCATCGATGAGTTCAGATTTTTTGCGTGTAACATTACGCCGCTCAGCTGTAGCTTTAAGACTTTTGCTTTGCTGTATGCCTCGGGCAAAAATGTACTCGCCTATCATTGTGCAATGCAGTTTCGCTGGCAGCACAAAGTCCATCTCAACCAGCCAAGTTACATCAAATTTTGTATTGTGGCACACAACTAAATCAGCCCTCAGTAAATCGTTTTGAAAAGGCTCTCGGCTATCTGGATGAGGCTGATCATTATGATACCATACGCTGTTTTTAACAGGCCCGAGGGTTTTACCATCCTCAATCATAAGCCATAACGCCATCACACAAGCATTCTCCTCATGCATGGCAGAAGGGTCCATGATGTCACCTAGAGGCGATACAGTCGTTTCTAAATCAAGGACACATACAATCATGCCTCATACCTCGCTATGTCGGCATCGAGGCTACAGACAACTTGCCCATGCCACCCGGTCAGTTTGTTCTTGGAAACAGTGAGTGTCCGCATAGGATCGAGCGGAGTGCCTGATTTAGAGATACCGATGATGAAGTCGGCTTCAGCAGCCTTACCAATCTTGGAACCTTCCATGTGGGTGTAGTCAAGATAGCTTACATTTGTGGCTGAATTTGATGCTTGCGAAACGCCTATTAAGGCACAATCGTAGCGCTTTGCTGTCTCTCGAAGACGCCTATAAAGCTCTCGTAATCTCTCATGCGTGGCAGCGAAGTTACCAGAGATATGAACCTTGTCAGCCTGATCCACCCAAACCACTGCAGGTTTCTCTTTTTTAATGTAACGCTCGATCATGGTAAGATCCCAATCTTGCGCTCCTCGGGCCTCAAAGAGGCCTTGTGTTTGCTCTAAGAATGCGGCTTGAGCTTCTGTCTGATACTGCTCTATGCGTTTATCGTCCCAGCCTGTGACTGATTGATAGGCGCGTTGCAAAGTACGATCTATTGCTTCCTCATTGCCTAGCACCAACGTCTTATACCCGTTTTCAGTAAAACCCCCCGGGCCTACAGACAAACTGACTACAAAGCTTGTTTTCCCGGCATTTGGTACGGCAAAGACAACACCAAATTCTTTTCGGCCCACACCCGGAAGGTGCCGCGCTAACGTGGAGATATTAAAGGGTATGACAGCATTATTAAACTTTGAGGCAAATACGTCTTCAACAAGTAAACTAGCCTTCGGGCCAAACTCGTCCTCGTAATAGCCCTCAAGGCCAAGCTCAGCTAAATCCAATACCTCAGACAATGCGCTGGAATTGCCTTCGGCAATCTCAAGCCCTTTGTTTGCAATCTTCTTACCGAGATCTCGCATGTGCAACAGCTTAATAGTGTCAGCTACCATTGCTGGATTGAGCTCATCAGCGTAGCTGATTGAGCGGATCAAGTTCTCAGCTTCTTCAGTAAAAGCCCGAGTGGCTACCGGGTGCTGCACTTTCCACAACATGATCAGTTCAGCTGTGGTAATGTCCGTTTCGTATTTCTCATGGGCTTTTTTTAGTATGCGATAAAGCGTTTTCAGTTCATCTCCAAAAAGAGATTCGTTGAGCTTACTTGCGTTCTCCATGTAAAATTCATGGTTACACAAACTCCGTATAATTGATAAATCCAAGCTTTGACCCCTACAGTGTGAGCTACTAAGGTAGCTTTCATAACACAGTGAGGCCGAATCAAAAAGCCCCCGCTGAGTGGCGAGGGCTATTTATTTTAATCTTAGATAATTTAAGAGGTACGGATTTTAAGCTTACGCAAGTCTGGTTTTTGATCCCCCCGGCGCTCTTTGATGTCACACTGGAAATAGGTAACCCTGTTGTTACCCCTTACGAGCTCTTCCATTGCAGTTTGTAAGCGCTTTTGCTCTTCGGCGGCGTCCATAAATCCATTAGGTAGATCATAGTCTACCAAGATTAATCCTCTAGCTTTCACGTTTTTGTCTCTTTCCTAATTAATTTTATCAGCCAGCGACCCAACGTGCATTGTTTCCATGTCTAGGCATCCAATCGTCTTGGTCGCATTATTTCGAAGTTGTTTCAAAATTGATACGCTTAACGGTGGGGCTATTGGTCCGTTCGCCCAAACGGTGGTTGCGCCACATGCTGCAACAGAGGGCGTAGTAATCGCCGATAACGCCAACATACGTTGCATAGCTTGTTTTGCTGGAGTTGATTGCCGACCACAACTAACGTAGGCTGTGTGTCGCTGATCTAACAAAGGAGGCGATATTTTACGTGTTCGCATACTAACGTGTCTCCCACACTGCCAATGTTGTCTTAATTTGATCTTCATTAAGATACTTTAGATCTTCCGTTAAGTAACGCACTCTAGTCTTTACTCTTGATTCTAGCTGACTTGCCAAATCTACACTCTTTCTTGATGCGTCCTGATCTAATGCCACAACTACTTCCTCATAGCACGTTAACTGATGTATCATTACTGGTGATAATCTAGTTCCAAGTAAAGCGCAACCAGAACAAAATGGCAACCTGCTCACGGAGCAAGCTGACGCTATGTCTTCTACAACCACAAGGATACTTCCATTACCAACAATCGAGGGCCTATCCATAATGCCATACTCTAGCCATTTTGGCTTGTCAGGGCCCAAGGCCCTGCCTACAGCGGAGTACTTATCATTAGGTAAAGAGAATAAAACCCGGTCAACTGCCGGGGCATATCTAATATGTATCAGGCCACTTTCATGGGCCTCATAGCAATGGTTATCTTTCAAGTATTGGATCACTGCCGGGTGGGCACCCGGCGCAGATAACACCCTCGGTAAATCTCTACTATTTTGTGATATTGAAACCATCCTATCTCCCCCCAGCTTCGCTTTTATGGCATTTGTTGAATACCCTACAGACTTGCTACCTTTGACGCCACAGCTGGCCCTAAAACAGCCCCACAAGCGCTTACCGTCTTTCCTAGTAATAGAGAAGGTCTTGCTGCCCCCACAAAAGGGGCAGTCAATGCGTTTAGTTTCGTTTTCCCGGAGCTCAATTGGCTCTAAAAGGCTAAGTTGATCACGGTAGCTGTACATGTAGTTATTTTACCTCTTTACCTACCTCTACAATGGTAATAGTACCATAACATGCCCTATTTTAGAGGCTAAGTCATTGATGACAAACGATAAATCAATTACCTGAAGGTCGTAGGTTCAAATCCTACTCCCGCAACCAACGTAATAATATCAATGGGTTACGGCCCGGTACATGAGAATAAGCTGCCGTTTCATGTACCAGTACTTTGTACATTTCTGTACATGCTTACTACTTTAGGTGAGTTTTTAGCTATAAGCATAGTGTTACCTTAAGGCTGCTTTGATTCGTTTTGCAGTGTTTCTTGTGCCCACGCCATAGCGGTGCAGATATCGTTCCACTGTTCATCATGCATTTCATCACCCTCGGGTATGCAATCTTCACGATATCCTTGCAGCGCATCCCAGATAGTATTAAGCCAACTTTCTGTGTTAGATTTTGTAAGCTCAGTCATCAGCTTGCTCCTCAAAAACTAGCCCCGTTGTATGCTCGTATAATATACCCGCTACGATTTCGGTGGCATCTGCACTTGATGTAACGTCAAACGCTTCAAAGAAATCTATATTCAAGGCATAGGTCGCTGCAGCTATCATCTCGACGTTAGTCGTGCTGGTTTTACGTGCTTCCGTAAGGGCTGCAATGATGGTTTCTTTATTAGTCATCAGCTTGCTCCCCAAGTTAGAACCACACCCACATTTGATAGGCTACCGCCTTGTGGGCGATAAGCTGCACCAATCCAATCAGCATCCCCACCAGTGCGTACAACCCTCCAACCTGTGCTACATTTATACCCATAAGTCCGTAGGGTCTTTAGTTCTGAGCTGGTCAGATTTCGCCCCTTGCCGCCCATAGGTATCGAGCTGTTTAAAATATCTAGTCGTTCTGCCATTTCTTACTCCTTTTCCCTCTTTTATCCGTTTCATTGCACACACACCACATGTGTATGTACCGTCAGGCTCACGTATCACAGCTGCAGCTGGGCATGTACCGCACTTAATCGTCACACCCCTGTACCCATCCACAATTTAAGCTCAGCTTGTGCTTTGCTAAGTTTAATATCAAGAGCTTTGGCTTTCCTTTCCCAATGCTCTTCGCTTGCCCTTAAAGATCTGATCTCTTTAGTGAGCTTATCGATCTCCAGCTGATAGAATTGATCTTTATGAGTCATTAGCAAACTTTCTTTGCTCGAGTGCGTCAAAGGCTAATGAGAGGCAGCGCAGCTGCTCTCCCATGCCCTTCTGCACAGACCCGGTAAATAGGGCCTTGCGGGTTCCTACAGGGGCTTCACCAGCTATAAGCGCAAAGGTAGCGTTACCTCGATGAGGATCCTCTGACAGTTCGAATGTAACATGGCCCACAGACCATTGCTCACGCTTGATTGCTCTGCTTGTACTCATGCTGCTAATGCTTCCTTTCCAATTTGTGTTATTGCGTACCCAGTGGATGGTCTTTCACCAACTTTGAAAGCCAACGATTTGTTCGTTAGAGCAGACAGCATTGATGAAGCTGCGCGGTGGTGGCAATTAAGCTCCCCGGCAATCTCTTTTGCGTTGCGAGGCGCAACATTGAGTATCTCAAGAATATTCCTTGCAAAGTTACCCAATGGTGCCTTGGGGCGGTGTTGAATATCACATGGCAGAGGCCCTCTGAGGGGCTTGCCATCGATGCCTTTAGTGTTGTGCTGAAGCCTCTCAAAGGCCAACATATCTTGTGACAACTGCTCGTCACGTTTAGCAATTAAATCTTTCATTCAGTGATCCACCTCATATTCTTCGCCCACAGACATGGCTGCACGAATGTGATTTAGCCGCTCTATCGTTTCGATACCGTGGTATGTCTCGCCAAACTGTTTGGCATCAGCTTGAGTACCAGCCCATTTGCCTAGCCCGTTTGAATATAGTTTCATTGGTCGTTCTCCTTTGGGGTATTAATCGCCATACACTTTGTTAATTATTTGATTGGCTCGTTTTTTAGAGCGGTGAAGATACGGGGAAAGGCCCTCACGGGTCATGTGGCCAGTGACCGCCATCATCTGATCTTCAGTGGCGTCTCGATCAGCTATGTAACTGATGCCACTGCGTCTAAAATCCCCAAAGCGAATGGATTGCGGGAGCCCTACCTCGTCCATCACCTTGCGAGCGTCATGGTAGTAATAACGATCATAAGGCTGCAGAAATTTGTCGCTAAGAAAGATAAAATTAGTCACGCTAGGTGGACGTATCCTTTTAGCGATCTCATGCACCTCACGGTGCCATTTAATGCGCTCTCGAAGCTCTCTTGGCAGCTCGAACCAGCATTCTGCCCCAGTTTTCTCTTGAGTAAAATCAAGATTAATCAGGCCCTCGGTATCTACCCGTAAATGGTTATCATTTATGTTGTCCCATTTAAGCTGTCGTATATCTCCGGGACGCTGGCATAGGCGGAAGCAGAACAAAGCCATAGACCCCAAAGTGTAGTTGTAGGTATTATCTGCGTGTTTCACAAAATCTAACAACTGGCGATCTGTCCACGCAGCCTTACGTGGTTTTGGTTTCGCCACCCGTTGGTTCTGCCAAGGGTTGAGTTCCACACCACAAGTGTCATCCTCATCCTGCAGAGCTACGTTCCAAATCAAGCGCAATATTTTACATAATGTGTAGGCACTATTACCATCCTCAGTCGCAGCAAAATGATTAATAAATAACCTAGCAGACTTACGTGTTACATTAGTTATGGCCATATCACCGAATTTACTACCGTCCGGGAGATGTCTGCTTTCAGATGACTTTTTCATCTGCCCTAAATAACTGGTCTTACTGTTTTCCTTGATTGTCCTAAATTCTTGAGTAGTGATATACCACTTGAACAGATCATCTACAGTTTCTGCTGAAACGGTACTAAACGATTGTTTATAAACAGATGTTTTTCGTCTTTCAACCTCTTCGGCAAAGGCCAAAGCATCCGTTTCAGTATTAAATGTCGATGTGCTTAAACCCGTAGATTTTTTTACATCTGCTGGTAATTGAACAATGTACGCAAACGTACCATCACGCCGTTCACGTACTTTTGGCCTAATTTTTGACATATTTTCATCTCCTCTTGGTCGCAGACTCTTACATTAGTAGCTACCTGAGTCAGATGTCAAATGAAAAATAAAATTCACTAAGGTATTTACAAATGTACCTAAGAGCAGTACCCTGCGAGGGTCTTAGCCCGAGCTATACCTATATAGACTTGCTTTTTAGGCCCACCGCCCCTGAAGGGCGGTTGGCCCCCAATAAAATACATACAAAGCAATAAAAAAGGGCCCCAAAGGGCCCCTAATTTGATATATTAATGATCTTTATCAGGAGGATCATTTTCATCAGCTAATCTATCAATATAAAGTGTCGGATTAGGCTCATCCTTCATTTCATATATAGCGTTGGCCGCTTGGGAGGTTTGAAATGGATCTTCTAGAAAGTTTATGGCGTCAGCCCGTGATTTAAACAGCACAGTCGTAGTCAACGATATTACCCCTCAGTACCTAGTAAGACTTCGGCATACAATGTTACCGCAATCAAAACAAGCGTCGAGTCATAATTATTTTCACGCGCGTCTTGTATAGTAGTAGGAATTAATGTAGTAGTTGTGTACCCGAAAGGGCATTGCACTACTCCTCCCCTACTTGCCCTCCCAGTTCCCAGCTGGGGGGGTTTTTTTGTTCACGCACGTCTTTTCCACATAAATCAAAGATAAAACAGGTACTTAATATTAATGTGATATTAGTATGCAAACAAACACAAATCAGAAAATAACTGATTAAATTACTTTTTGATGTCGTTATTAATCCTTTGACTCTGCTTATCTAATGTATTTTAAAGAGCTTAGGGTCTCGCAAGCCCGATTAAAACTAATACGGAGAACGACCATAATGCAGCTATTAAATACCAATGAGTCCAACACCAAAATAAGAAAAAGCGCGAGCGGTACTATCTACCGAATCGCTAGCCTATCCCTATATCCTGACATTCTGACTTGCCCGGGATCAGCTCTGGCTAATTGTATGGATGCTTGTTTAAAATCAGCTGGCCGGGGGCAAATGCAAAGCGTTGTTACCGCCAGACAATCTAAAACTGATCTTTATCATAACGACCCGGAGCGCTTTTTTGAGCTTCTAAACGATCAGTTATTTGCTTTCGAGCGCTCTTGCGCTCGCCAAGGCAAAACACCGCTAGCCCGGTTAAACACAATTTCAGATATACCTTACGAAAAGCACGGGATCCCACAAAACCACCCTAATATCGGTTTGTACGACTACACCAAACTAGCCTCGAGACTCGGCAGGACACCACCAAATTACAAATTGATGTTTAGCTATTCAGCTGAACCAAAATATCAAAACAGTGTGGCAATGGCATTAAAAACTAATTGCCCGGTGGCCGTAGTATTCCGGGGTGGATTGCCAAAGGTCTTTTTAAATCGCCCGGTAATTGATGGTGATAAATCCGACATTGTGAACTTCAATTCTGGCGCTGTTGTCTTGGGTCTCAAGCTTAAAGGCCCCCGGCGGATCCAGACCATGAAAACAAATTTCATAGTGGATAATCCAGAGCTCGAGAGGATAGCAGCATGATGTATGACGGCGGATACGATTGGTTTAATGGAATGTCGAATAGAGCTGTGCGAGCATATAGCGAGGGAAAGCTTCCGGTTTCAAAGATCACACTGGCCGCGCTTCGCGCTGCCGGGTGGCACGGGACAAAAAAGGCAGCGCTGGCATATATTAATTCTGGCGAGTGGAAATCTTGCGAATGGCATCACACTTCAAAGCATTATAATCGAACCTATTTCTTTGACCTTTCTGATGTTGTGGAAATTCAAGAGAGGATAGCAGCATGAAAAGAAGGATTGATTTAACCCCGACTTGGTCAGCTATAACCCCGGCGCTGCTCGATGCATTCCTGCACACAACAGACAGTGGCAACCGGGCAGACATGAAAAAAGAGCTCGAGCGCATGGCAGGGTTGGCGGATCTTTGGGTTGAGCACGTAAAGAGCGGAGCAGCTGATGAAAACTAGAATCCATGTTAACCAGCATATCATCCGGGCAAATAAACATAAGCTCGAGCCAGCGCATGACGCGCCGTTAACTGTAAAAGACTACAAACAAAATCGGAAGGCTTACGAGGCTCACGTATCCGGGCCTTGCAAGGTAGTTTATAGGCCCCGGGATCCGCTGCCATGTGGCGCTAAGGTCTGGATTGAAACCGAAAGCGAAGTGATCACGCTCGAAAATATCGAGTATTCCGGGTGAGCTATTTTTATATGCTAGTTGGTTTCTTTGCGTTCTGGTATTTCATAGCGCAATCAATACCATTTTAAAATTACGCTTGTAACGCTCGCAATGTTACACTAATAAAAACATTAAGAGCGGAATCTCTGCTCTTAATTAAACCTTAACAAGTACGGAGAACGACCAATGCCAGATCTTATCTATTCGCGGAGTGCATCCGCTAGCGAGCTGCCTTTAAGCGCTATTCATAGCAAGGCGAGCGCTGCTTTCACTGAACTACCAATCGAAGGCGTATCAAAAAACTATGGTCATTTACGCACCATAGATCTGCTCCCGGTATTAAAAGACTATGGATATCTCCCGGTGCAAGCAGCGCAAACCAGCGCACGGAAAAAAGACAAAATCGGCCACCAGAATCACATGTTAGCGTTTGCTCATGAAAATGATCTAATGCAGCCAAGCGATGGCCGCCCGGAGATAATAATCTATAATTCAAGCGACAGATCGAGCGCTTTAAAATGTTTTGCCGGGTATTTCCGGGGAATATGCAGCAATGGGCTAGTTGCTGGTGATGGGTTCCAGAGTAAAGTGTACCACAATATCAAAAATATCATGAGCTTTGAGGATCAATTACGCGATATGATAGCGAGATTGCCCGAAATGTTGGGCTTAGTTGATAAAATGAAAGGCACGTTAATCGACGGCCAGACCGGGCTCGAGATAGCAGAATCTGGGGCAAGCTTGCGCTGGGCCAATTGGGAAAAAGAGCAGTTTCGGGCTTGGAATACGGCCAGAAAAGCAGAAAAGAACTTTAACGATATCGAGCTTGCCCGGGGGTCATACTACACGGATCAAACTATTTCGGATTTGCTCGACAGCAAACGCCCGGGCGAGCGTTCCTTAGAAAAACAAACTGCGAGCTTATGGCACGTATTTAACCGGGTTCAGGAAGGATTGATTCGCGGCAAAACGGAAATCCAGAGCGTCAGCAATTTGCGCCCGTCAGGCACCACTCGCAAAGCAACCGGGCTGACCAGCGTCCCGAAAAGCGTGAAAGTAAACCGGGAATTTTGGGATTGTGCGGCAGCCTATGCTTAAGATCCTCGAGGATGTTCTGGCAGTAATTGCTATTTGTCTTTTGCTTTATCTGGCTATGCTTTACGGCCATGCACTAGGTCTTGAATAAGAAATAAAAGAGCGCTCAATAAAGAGCGCTCTTTTTTTATTTGATTAACTGCAATTAATACCCTAACAATTAACTTACTGGGAACGGATCCCGGCAATATCGGAGAACGACCAATGCAATTAATCACTAATGAAATCAGAATACAGCTCGAGCTTAACTATATCGAGAATCAAAAAGCAGAAATGAGCGATTACGACTTTGACCCCCGGCCAGTGGTAAAGCTCTTTAATCCGTGCGGATCTCAGACTTGGTTACTTACTGAGATCGAGCCTAAAACTAACAACGCTTTCGGGCTTTGTGATATGGGCATGGGATCGCCAGAGCTTGGCTATGTATCGATTACGCAACTTGCAGAGATCGAGATTCCGGGTTGGCGCAATATGGGAATAGAGCGCGATATTCACTTTAACCCGGTCATGACCATCTCAGAATATGCGGATCAAGCCCGTGAAACCGGGAGTATTGCAGCATGAATATTGATCCAGAAACAAAACGCGAAGCGCTCATATTTTTGCAGACTATGCTGGACAACCCAGATGTTCACATGTTTGAGACTCCGCCCTATTTAACAGAGCTTTACGGAATAAACCGACATGACGCTAAAGAGCTCATGTTTGAATTTCTTGAAACGTGTAAGGGGTCTTAATATGACCAATATACAAATCACTGCAGACCATGCAGCAGCTGGCGGATTTAAGATCTTAACAGCTGAGCAAGAAAAGCAATTTCGCGCTGGCGCTTGGAAAGACTACAAGCCCCAAACGAAAATCAATCCGTTATGGCACCCGGTCTATCAATCTGAGTGCAGGGCAATTAACACAGCCGCCGGGATCCATAAAATTTATCTGGCGATTGATAATGCCCGGGCGCTGCTCGAGGAATTAAGCGCGGATCTAATGCAGGATGACGAAAACCCGGATCTGGACTTGGACACTATAGCGACGCTCGAGGATGTATCGGCAGCTGCAGAGCAGCTAGCAGACCAATTGAACGAGCTGCCAAACGTGAGCCAAGTGGGAGATTTAATATGACTCTGGATCTGGAAAGCTTCAAGCTCCCGGCGCACTGGGCTAGCCCCTTAATCAATGGTGATATCTCTGGTCTATCAATTAAAGAGTGTCGCCAGCTCGACTCTTTCGAGACTAAAATGCTAAAAAAATATGGCAGCTGCCATGCAATAGATTGCAGCAGCGAACCGCATTTTATGAAGTATCATGATGCCCATATGTTTGGTGTTCTGGCGTGTGACGTTTTGGAATTTACTTTTGATGTCACTGGTCAAGAGGAACAAGGAATGTATTGCACGCATTACGACCCGGAGTCAGACCAATGAGCAGCTGCACAAACAAAGTAAGTTATTGGATCCCTCGAGGATACTCTTACAAAGAATATTTTGTGCAGTGTGGCCGCACGGATCCACACGGCGACCGGGCAATATGTGACACATGCAGCAGCAGCCCGGTGGTTATGCGCGAGATAGAGCAGCTCGAGGATAATATCAGAGCGGATAATGCAGCGCTCGCTAGCGCTGGCTGGGGTGAAATCTAGCCAGCAGCTGCATAACAATTGATTTTAAAAGAGCGCCCGGGGTTAACATTCCGGGCGTTTTTGTGTGGATCCAAGCCCGGTAATAGGCGCTCTCGAGCAGCTGGCCAGCGGATCCCGGGAGATATCGAGCGCTATAGATGCACCAGCTGGCCACCAGCTCCCGGGCTTTTGATTCCGTCATTATGCTCCCGGCAGCTGCCCGGATCTGTATTTTTTAATTATCTCGAGCAGCTGGCCGACCTATTACTACAAGGTAATTAGCCAGCTGCTCGCAATCTATTGTTTTGCTTAGGTTTACTGGCCAGCTGCCCGGGAAATGTATAGAATATCGAGCTTTTAACTGTAAAATCTGGCTATTTGGGGCCTAAATCGAGCAGTTTCGGCAGATCCCGGGAAAAAATTGACCCGGGCGAGCGCCACCCCCCCTAGTGCCGTTAGCGTATACAACTCTTACCCAATTTTAGAAAAACTCACCTGTAAACCTCGTCCACAAATCTCCTTCTGTCACTATTATTTTTATTCAGCCCGAATATTCGGCGGTATTGCTGTAAATATAGGCCCCAAAGCATTGACTTAATGTATATACTAATGTATATGCTAAGGTAGTTTGGCTATAAAAAGAGTATACCTATGGAATCTCGGAAGATTGAGATAGCTAATCAGGTTGATGTGTCCAATTCCCTCAGTTTTGATGCCGATACGGGCTTAGTGGTTGATTGTTTGATCCATCCATTGGGTGATGATGATCCGATACATGAGCAGTACCGTTTTGAGAGCATGGTTGATGAGACTATTGAGCTCGGGAAGTACTCTGAGGACTATCAGAACTTGTATTGTGTGGCTCATGAGCTCAATCGGCATTCTGAGCGTGTAAGGGATTGCGCGAACCGTCTTGAGGATGCGAATTTAGTGGATGATATGTTTAATGTCGATGTGAATGACTTGCTCGATGTGGACATGGATGATTGATAGCTTTCCCGGATCACTTGGCAGAGGCCTCTGGCCCCGCTACGAACCGCTCAAGAGGTCGGGCGGGGGAGATACTGGCGAGCTACTACCTAGAAAGATGCGGCATACCGTGTTCTATTGTAGACCGATTTGGTACGGACATCTGGGCCCGGTCCCCGGGCGGACAGTATTTCTCTGTAGAGGTTAAATCGGCCCGTATTCAACCAGCCCCTTATAATTCTCTTTATTTTAAGATTGAAACTAAAAAAGCAGACCAGTTTGTGCTGATCTGCTTTGATAATTCATTAATTCGTATTCTATCGAGGGACGCCCTTACGCGCCTATGCCCCGGAGGGGCGTTTAGGCGCAAGGGCTCCTACTTTACCGAAGAGCTTATGTGGGAAGATTTAAGCCGTCTTAAGGCGGCATACTCTTAAGCGTAAGCTTTAAAGTAGGGCTCTATATATATTACCGCCCGGGAGTGTACTTCCCACTATATCATGAATAGCTCACTTTGTAAATACCCTTACTGTTGACTTCAGCCTTAAATATGATATAATGGATATTAGATGATCAATTTGATCTACATCCGTGCGGCCATCGAGCAAGCCACGGGACAACATCTAACTTTAGAGCGTGTAAGGGAGCTCCTCGTAGAGGAGGGCCTGATCACTGCAAAGCAAGCTAGAGAGAAAGCTACCATCTTCAGCGGCTACCGGGATTTCTATAATTTTGATTCCGCATCCAAGGATACCAAGGATAAGAGCGTTGATGAGGGTTTACCAGATAACTGTATTTAGGAGCACTTGAGATGCCACAAGGCAAGGGAACTTACGGAAGCAAGGTTGGTCGGCCACCGAAGGACAAGAAGAAGTCTGCTAAGATGAATTATGGCGGTATGGCTAAGAAGACCACGCCGAAGATGATGCATGGTGGCATGGCTAAGAAGAAGACTGCTAAGAAGGCATAACGGGTATTAAATACTACCATAAGTAAGACGTTTATTAAGATGATTTGTACGCCACACCGTAAATTTATGATTTGTACGCCACACCGTAAATTAGGTTATTATGCGTAAATTCTTACAAGCTATCTTGAAATCAATTGTCGCTCACCAACGTAGGAGAGCGGCGTATTGGCAGATTAAACATCTAAAAACACTAGAGCATATGACACAGAAAGATTTTGAGGACATAGGTCTAAGTCGTGGCGAAATCTACTACGCTTTATATCACAACAAAAGGTAGGAATATGAGATGTGGATCGGGGTAATACTGATTTGTACGAATTTGCATTCGATACACAGCTGCCAAGCAATGGTCCGCAATACAAACCTTTTTGAGAGTGAGAAAGAGTGCCGTGAAACGGTGCCCGGTGAATTAGATCAAATGCTAGCTAAGTTTGGTGGCTGGGGCCATTCGAATTGTCTACCTCTCCCGACTTACGGAGTGGCTCTTTAATTATAGCTCTGGGGAGGGCTGATAGTGATTGACCCTCTTTCTGCTATGACTGCCGCTGGTCTGGCATTTTCCACTTTTAAGAAAGTTATCGGCACTGCCAAGGATGTCGAATCCATCTCGAAAACTTTGGGGGATTGGTATGGTGCCTGTGCAGATGTAAATGCAGCTGAGCGCCAAAGAAAACAGCCTACGTTTCTCGAAAAAATGTCTGCAGGTACGGATAATATAGACGCTGAGTCTATAAAAATCCTTATGCATAAGAAAACGCTGCTAGATCGCGAAAAGCAGATTCGCTTCATGTTGGACATGAAATGGGGTCATGGCACATACGACGAGCTCTCTGATATGCGTAAGAAGATGCGTGAGGAGCGGCGGCAACAAGAACACGCTCGAATTGAGACTAAAAGGCAGATTGCTAACAACGCCGTTATAGGCGGATTATCTTTAGCAATTCTAAGTGTGCTGGGGGGAGGTATATACCTCCTGACGTTAGCACTATGAACGTAGTTCTTCCGCTTATCCTAATAGGCTCTTTGGTGAACCCCGAATACGTTACCTGCAGCTTATGGAAGCGTACAGAGGGCGTAGATGGCAAGGTATGTGTCTATCGAGGACCAAACCAGACAATAGCTTACCACTACGTTCAGAGATCGTTCACCGAGTGTCCTCGTCAGTTTCAATGTCGTTACGCACCAAATGCTAAAGCTAAGATTTCAATCAAGGATATCATGAAAGGTATATCGGATGGCTTCTGACATAACAGGCATATCTTCTATGTATCGCCCACCAGCATTTCGTGACACTCAGCCAGCGAATATCCCTATAGCACTTTGTTACAATAAGAACCTTATCCCGGCGGTTGCACCGCCGACAGCGCACGACCTTACATATGACCGATTTTCTCGCCTAGTTCCGAAGGTTTCTCTCGGTAATGTGATCAATGTAGTGGTGTAGCCGTGTCCACAAAGAAGAAGTATTCCAAGACAGTTAAGAACCCCAAGACGGGCCGTAAGAAAACGGTGAAATACGGGGCAAAGGGTTACAGCATTGCTCCCGGAACAAAGCGGGGAGACAGCTACTGCGCCCGTTCTCACGGGCAGATGAAGAAGCATCCCAAAGCAGCTAAAAACCCAAATAGTCCGCTACGGCTATCTAGGGCTAAATGGAAATGTAGCGGTAAGAAGTCGAGGCGCAAGTAATGTCACTAGTCAAAAATATGAATGCCCGTAAAAAAGCTGGGACATCGAGGACAAAAAAGAAAAGCACCGTGTCCCCTAAAGCTTACAAAAACATGCAAGCTGGATGGCCAAATTCTAAAAAGAATAAGGCTAAAAAGAAATGACTGATGCGCGATTGAAGCGCATGGAGGACAAGTTGGATACCTTATCCGAAGCAATTGTCCAAATGGCCAGAATGGAAGAGCGCATGATATCGCTTTTCAAGCGTCTTGATCGTGTCGATGAGACTTTCAATAAATTAGACCAACGCATGGATCAGATAGAGCAGACCAGTATTAAGCGCGGTCAAACCATAGCCTTTGCTGAACGATTGTTTTGGATCGTTATGACCGGGGCTGTGGGTTTAATATTTGTATATTTAAGGTAACCTATGGAAAAGAAGAAAAAGCCGCTCACAGAGCGACAGGAGCTATTCCTCGATAAGCTTACTGGTGAGGCCAATGGAGATCTCCGCACAGCAATGACTATGGCCGGGTACTCTGAGGCCACTGGTATTAGAGAAGCTATCCGCCCCATACAAGACGATGTGATTGCTGCAGCCTCTATGATGATGGCGGTAAACGCTCCCAAAGCAGCTGCCAGCATGGTTGGTTTATTACAGGATCCTAATGTGCTTGGGGCGCGTAACCTTGTGGCCGCATCTAAAGAGATCTTAGATCGAGCTGGCGTTGTGAAGAAAGAGACGCTGGAGATTAAAGGAGCTGAAGGCGGTTTGTTTATCTTACCTCCGAAACAAGATGAGTGATCCCGACTTCCCGCCAAAACGGCGAGCAAATAAAAGCGCTAGGATAGCGTTTGGCTACATGCCCTCAGAGGATGACCCGTGCGTACTCGTACCCAATCCTGAGTTTGTGCCGTACATAAAAGAAGCATTGGATTTCATAGACGCTAAGGGCTCTCTGCGAGAGACCGCTGCCTACCTTTCAGAGAAAACTGGTCAGAAGATTAGTCACCAAGGCATTAACCTAATCTGGAAAGACCGCCGGGGAACTGACCCTAAAAACGCTCGCGAAAAGTCCCAGCGCAAACAGCGCAAAAAGTATGCTCCTAAAACTGGTCCTGAGAAGGCCAAAGCTAAAGTTAAACGTAAGGCTGCAGATGCAAAGCGCGTTCTGGCCATGCAAGAGAAGAAGCTCGCTAACTGGGTAGACTACAAAAAAAAAGAGTCCCCAGAGGATGTCGCTCAGCCGATACACAGCGAGCTCCCCGCGCCTCCACCGCTTTCGGACACATTAGATTTCGAGGCGGCTCCAAGTGAGCGTGAGGTGGTTTTTACACCTAATGCGGGTCCACAAACAGAGTTCCTCGCAGCTATGGAACGCGAGGTTCTCTATGGAGGAAGCGCCGGGGGAGGTAAGAGCTACGGGCTGCTTGCAGACCCCTTAAGGTACTTCGGAAACAAAAACTTTAGTGGCCTTATTCTTCGCCGCACCAATGACGAGCTAAGAGAACTTATATACAAATCTCAAGAGCTTTATCCCCTTGCATACCCCGGGGCTAAATGGATGGAGAAAAAGTCCCAATGGGTATTTCCTAGTGGGGCTAAACTGTGGATGACCTACCTCGAGCGGGACGATGATGTTCTGCGTTACCAAGGTCAGGCTTTTAGCTACATAGCTTTCGATGAGCTCACGCAGCATCCTAGTCCATATGTATTTAATTATATGCGCTCTCGATTACGGACTACGGATCCTGATTTACCCATATTCATACGCGCCACAACTAACCCGGGTGGCCCCGGACATGGGTGGGTTAAGCGGATGTTTATTGATCCTGCTCCCGCAAATAAACCTTTTATTGCGACTGACATAGAAACTGGCAAGGATCTAATTTATCCGCCCAATCATGAGAAGGCAGGACAGCCGCTTTTCTACCGACGATTTATCCCGGCAAGTTTGCAAGACAATCCGTATTTAGTTGAAGGCGGACAATATGAAGCCAACCTATTATCTCTGCCAGAGAACCAGCGCAGACAACTTCTTGAAGGAGATTGGGGAGTTGCTGATGGAGCTGCTTTCCCAGAGTTTAGGCAGAATATTCACGTTGTGGAGCCGTTTGATATCCCCCACGATTGGCGCAGATTTAGGTCATGTGATTACGGCTACTCTAGTTTCAGCGCAGTTCATTGGTTTGCGATAGATCCATCCTTTGAGACGCTGATAGTTTACCGAGAGTTATACCTCTCCAAGCACACTGGCAAAGACTTAGCTATAGCTGTGATGGACGCCGAGTATGGCGAGAAGATGGCCTACGGTATTCTGGATAGTTCTTGTTGGCACAATCGCGGACAGATTGGCCCATCAATAGCTGAAGAAATGATTTCTATAGGCTGCAGATGGAGACCCAGTGACCGCACCGCTGGCGCTCGGGTCGCTGGCAAGAACCGCTTTCACGAAGTGCTAAAAGTAGACCCCGACACAGAAATGCCCGGTATCGTGTTCTTTGATAATTGCAGACAGATTATTGCAGACTTACCCGTAATTCCTTCTTGCCCAAAGGGCAGTGATGACATCGATGCAAGGTACAGATCAGACCACACCTACGACAGTGTTCGCTACGGCATTATGAGCCGACCTAGATCTCTAAGTCCTTTCGATATGGGCCGAGGAGTACCGAAGCCTGTCTACAGACCTTCAGACGCAGTATTTGGATATTAATATGGCCCTTATGGACAAACCCACAGCTACCCCAAGCGATGATCAGGTCGATACAGATCAGGTGGTATCCTTGGATGAAGACGGTAATCCTGAGATAGAAAACCAAGAATACCGTGGGTTAATATCCTATATAGGTTCTGCTTACAAAGACGCTAAAGATCACCGTAGAATGGATGAAGAGCGTTGGACGCTTGGCTACCAAAACTATCGTGGGATCTATAGCTCAGATGTGCAGTTCACCGACACTGAGAAATCTAAAGCGTTTGTTAAGATTACAAAGACTAAAGTACTTGCTGCGTATGCCCAAGTTGTAGATGTTTTGTTTGCTGGAGCTCGCTTTCCTATTGGAGTGCAAGCTCGCAAAAACCCAAACAACGTAGCAGATGCTGTTTCTATAAATCCTGGGAGGGTGACTGAGGAACAGATCAAAGACACAGTCGGCGTAGATTACAAAATACCCGGCACAATTGCTCGCCCAGATATAGCTAAAGATCTTGGCGTCTACAAAGATGCGCTGGGCCCACATGAGGAAGAGCTAGAAGCTGGCCCCGGGACAGCTCCCGGTTCCATTACTTATGAGCCAGCTAAGAGAGCTGCACAGCTTTTAGAAAAGAAGATGCACGATCAGCTTGAGGAAAGCGAAGCATCTAAACACCTACGCTCAGTAGCCTTCGAGGCTTGCTTGTTTGGTACAGGCGTTCTTAAGGGTCCGTTTTTAACAGACAAAGAGTTTCCACGCTGGGATGAGACAGGTAAGTATGACCCACTGTTCGAAACAGTTCCTCGGGTAGAATACGTTTCTATCTGGGATTTTTATCCAGATCCCGCCAGCCGAAACATGAGCGAAGCGGAGTATGTTATCCAGCGGCACAGGCTTAGCCGCACCCAGCTTAGAGCGCTAAAGAAACGGCCACATTTCCGCGAAGAAAGCATTGAGCTTTGCGTAGACATGGGCCCAGATTATGTGCGCGAATATTGGGAGGATACGCTGGACGAAAGCGATTTGGATAGCCACATAGATCGTTACGAAGTTCTAGAATACTGGGGCGTCATTGATGCTGAGCTGGCAGAGCAAGCTGATATTGATATCCCTAAATCTCTTAAAGATTTAGATGAGCTGCAAGTAAACGCATGGGTCTGCAATGGGCAGATCCTACGGCTAGTTCTTAATCCGTTCACTCCTGCTCGCATCCCCTTTATGGCAGTACCCTACGAACTCAACCCGTATAGTTTCTTCGGTATCGGCGTAGCCGAAAACATGTCCGACACGCAGCTGCTTATGAATGGTTTCTATCGTATGGCGGTGGACAATGGAGCGCTTTCAGGAAACCTACTTATTGAGATTGATGAGACCAATCTAGTCCCCGGGCAAGACCTAAGCGTGTACCCCGGAAAAGTGTTTCGCAGACAGGCCGGGGCCCCGGGCCAAGCCATATTTGGCACCAAGTTTCCAAATGTATCTCAAGAGCTTATGATGATGTTTGATAAGTCTCGCCAGCTGGCTGATGAAGCTACGGGCATCCCTAGCTACAGCCACGGGGCTACAGGCATTATGGGCGTGGGTAGAACTGCCTCTGGTATGTCTATGCTTATGGGCGCTGCACAAAGCGCTATTAAGGCCGTTGTGCGTAATGTGGACGATTACCTGCTAGCACCTTTGGGCAAAAGCTTATTTGCGTTCAACATGCAATTTAACTTTGATGAAGAGTATGTGAAGGGTGATCTAGAAGTAATTGCACAGGGTACTGAAAGCCTGATGCGAAATGAGATCCGAAGCCAGAGATTGCTTCAGTTTCTACAGATGTCTGCCAATCAACAGATGGCTCCATTTGTTAACTACTCATACATTCTTAGAGAACTGGCAGCTTCAATGGATATCGATGAGGATAAGATCCTCTACGACCAACGTGAGGCGGTCATGCAAGCTAAGATGATGGCTGAGATACAAGCGCTCATGCCAGAGCAGCCCCCGGCCCCTCAAGGGCCCGAAGGCGGTCCCCCAAATCCTTCTGACCCCACAGGCACAGGCGGCGGTAATATAGCCCCCGGAGCAGCCCCAGAGCCAGAAGCAGACGGGTTCACTGGTTCTGGTGGAGGGGACAATGGGGGGCAACCTGCAGCTACCCAAGCAGCGCCCCAACAAATGATGTAATGTATACGTTTGTCCTAATGGTTTATCTTGGCACCTCCCGAGAGTTAATCGAGGACACAATGATTTTTACCAATATTGATCACTGCAATTATTACGCAAAAGAGATCACTAAACGGTTTTCAACACACGCGCTGGCCCCAGAAGACAAGGTCGTTGCGTACTGTCTGCCAAAGTACAAAGAGCTCAAGTAATCTATGGATAAATCCTTCTACCGTTCCCTGCTTTTAATGGTGAACGACAAAGAGATGATGAGGATGCTGCAGGAGTACGCAGCTGCGCGTATCTCCCAATACCAGCTGCTTTTAGAAGTTGAGAAAGACCACTTTAGGGTGCTGGAGATGCAGGGCGCTATAAAAGAGCTTCGCCGAATAAAGACGCTTAGAGATGAATGTATAGCAGGGGCTAAATAATGTCTGCATTAGACAGCGTATTAGGGTTTTTTCGCCAAAACGAGGATGACCTTGAGGCTACCGATCAGCCTGAGTCTCCCTCTGAATTGCAGTCAGATGGAAGCCTACGTTTTGGTGGTATGGGTGCGCCTTTTGGTTTCCTTACTTCTGAATATGATCCTGTAGCAAGCGCTAATAGTTTAGCTGGCCCTGTCTATAGCGACAGCATGACGGGTAAAAGTTATGTAGCAGAACCTGATACGGATCAGCGCACAGATAGAGAAATACTTACAGACACTGCTAAGGCAGTGTCGGGCGCAGTTATAAAAAAAGCTAACGAGCCGTGGGAGCAGCCCCAACTCCCTTCTGCAAAACAAACTTATGAGTTCGCTAAAAAAGCTGCAACAGAAACTGTAGATCTATTTGATCGATTGGCTTCTGGAGACGGTAGTCTCCTTGAAATTCTTGAGGCAGCTACGGGCGTAGGCTTGGGCGCAAAAGTAGCCCAAAAAGCATTTCCTGATCCAGAGCTAGATGGCTCTGCTTTTACCACAGGGATGTTTCTTAATGAAAACTCTAAAAACGCCGATACCGCAGCATTAGACAAAGCTAAGGCAGCTGAATCTAACGGAGTTGATCGGGAAGCAATCTACAAAGATACGGGCTGGTTTAGATTTGCTGATGAGTGGCTGTACGAAATTAGCGACAAAGACACCAACATTAAGCTTCTACAAGAGTTTAAAAAACCGCTGGCTACGTTGGAAGAAGTTGAGGTTCCAATTGGTCTGAGTAAAGATGGCCTTGAGCTAATTCGTCTTTCAGCGCTTGCAGATATCAACGACTTAAATTTAGAGTTTATAAACGGAAATATTACCCAAGACGAATTTCAAGCTGCAGCCAAGCAAGTCAACGCTAAATATGCAGCGGAAGCAAACGCTCCTGTAGGCACTGAGACGGTTCTTAAAGAGGTCAACTCAGAGGCCCCGGCCAAAGATAGGGGTATTTTATCTGAGGTACTTGTTAATACAGACGATCTAGCCGCTGCTTTACCGCCCGGGACAATGGATCAGACCGCCCAAATTAAAGGCAAGAGAACAGGGTATTACGGCGTAAAATACGGTGGGACACCGCCCAAAGGACTAAGCAAAGTAAATACGTTCCCGGGGGCAATAAGAGAAAAAGGCGAAAAATCTGGCCCAGAGGCGTTGGTAAAGGATCTCGGTTTTTTCAAAATTGGAAACGCCGATAAAGAACTTTTAGAGCAGCTTAACGCAGGAAAGATAAGTAAGGACCAGTTCTACGCTGATTTAACTTGGGGAATTATGCTGCACGAAACCCAGCATTTGGTGCAGGAAGCGCTTAGCTTTAAATCTGGTCGCGGGGGAACAAAAGACGCAGCTAAAGAGGCGAGCAAAGAGCCAGCAAATAAAGCAGTAAGAGATGCTATGAAAGAGCTGGCCATGCAAGATGGCTGGAAAAAAACTAAAGCTCTACTTAAACAGTACAAGCAAAAAGGTGACCAGAGAAATACAGGAAGCGCTTTCGTTTCCATACTCAATTTAAGAAGAAAATTAGACGCGCTTGGGCAAGACCCAAATTTAGACAAGGATCAACTTTTAGAGGAAGCAAAGAAGGCAAGAACGTCATACATTGAAAAGATCCAAGCTTCTTTCCCTTCTTTATCTGATGTGGATGCTGATGCACTTGCAACGGAGCTGGTAAATGATTCAGACGTTTTAGACAGCACTGAAGTCTTTGATCGAATAATGGTCTCTAAAGCAGGGCGCTTGTCCGACTCAACAGTAACCCCAGCAGTAGATCGAGACAGATACCGTCTTTTTCCAAAATCGGAAAGTAAAAACCCTACAAAAGAAAATATTAGATACGCGGCATACTCTCACATAGCTGGGGAAGCTCTAGCTCGCTTGGTCACCGCTAGGCGCAATTTAAGTACAGAGCAACTTAGAGACAATTTTCCTTTAAACGACCTCGATGTAGAAGAAGGTATGATGTTCCGCGTAGGAACAGACGCATACCCCGAAGATTATTCTATCGATACCACCCCGCCCCCACGCCTTGTCGAGACACCAGAGCCCCCTGCCATCAAGCCTTCCTTAGACGCAGAACCTGATCCACAGACAATTATAAGTGTCATGGATAAAAATTACTTTGCTACAGAAAATCTAAACGATGCAGATCTACGACTAAAGGATCCTGTTGGGTATGTTGCAGGGGACATTTTAAGGTTTATTGAATATTTTCCAAATGGAGCAACTCTTAAGGCTATCCAAGGCGAACTGATAGATGGATCTCCAGATCCCAACAGCAAAGACTTTCTTAATAAAACTCAAAAAAAGGCAAATGAAGCGTTCTATACCGACGAGCGTTTGCAAGAAGCTCTAGTTTATATAGATAATAATGGTCTGGCCGCTATTCTCCACAACGGAAATCTTCTTGCCAATAGCACTCAAATTTTACCTACTTGGCAACGTAAAAAACCAGATGGAACAGTGCTTACAAGAGAAGATTTAAACTATCCCCCGTGGCCACCAGTGGACCCAGAAACACCTCCCACTCCAGTACCGCCAACCGTTAAACCTAACTCGGATTTCTCCTTAGAGGGTTTAGACAACCAAATTGTTGCCGCTAACTTTATACTTACCGACTTTATAGGGGAATCTACACTAGGAATCTCAACTGAACAGATGGCGCGTAGTTATCCTGTAGCGTTCCGTGCAGCTGAAATTATGGATCACATACGCGAATACGACAATCTAGGGGTAAATGATCGGGTAGATCTAAATCAAACACTTAGTGATATCGGTTTTGGTTACTGGAAAGATGATAACATATTAGATGAGCTTAACATTGACCCAGTTGAGCTTGATGATAACGCCATCGAGGCCCTTGTTCAGAACGGTTACATATTTGAGAATCAGATTTCTGGATACACGATAAATAAAATGATAGAGGCCCCGGATGCTGGTTCCGTTGATGATCAGATGGAAGCTGGTGCGATGGGCTCTGGCGTCAAAGCACCTACACAGGGCTTTAAGGGCAAGTTAAATTTAGTTCACGGGTTCATACCAGAAAACTACGATATGTTTGAAGGTCAGCAAGGCGAAGTAGCCCCGCCTAATTTTGTACCAAACGAAAGTTTTACTGGTGAAAGATACGATGCATATGGCGGTGCTTATGGTAGCGAAGGTGTGTACTTAGAAAACCCTAGTGAGCCTCTTTTCTTTAACACAAATAATATGGACGCTTCTTTCTTTGCTCCTGCTACTGCACAGGTAAGTGCTAACTTTGAAAACGCTTTTATACTGGAGCCGCGTACTGTTTCCAGAATGGCTGAAATTACGGGTCTTGACCCAACTGACTCGCTGGCAGGGCCTGATATTGCAAAAATTCTTAAGGCTAAGGGTTATGACGGGCTTATAGTGCGTGGCTTTGAGCAAAAAAATTATTACGACCCAAATAACGAAACTACAGACGGGTTGCATGATGACCTTACTCAACCGCAAATAATTCATTTCAAGCCAGAAACTTTAAAAACCACAAAGGTTTTTTCGCAAAGCCTACAGAAAGACCCAAGCCAAGCAGACCAAATTCCTCGTAACCCCGAAATCACGCCTTTCTCGGATTCCGTTGATGATCAAATGGAAGCTGGTGCGATGGGCTCTGGTTCCTCTGGTGGAGGGGACAGAATATATCCCCAAGGGTCTGTTTTTACGTCTAAGACATTTGACGCTATGAATTTCTCTGATGAGCAAGTGGCTGAAATGGCCCGGGTTCATAAAGGAATAAAATCGGATTTTACAGATGCTAACCGAAACGCTGAACAAAAAAGAATAGACGAAAAAAGAGACAGGCTTATTGAGCAATACATCACGGCATTTACAAATACATTAGCCAGTAAAGGCGATAAAGTAGTAAATCTAAAATCTCTTAAATACGCCATGAAAAAAGATAACGCGCTAGGCGGTATTGAGGCTGCAGCAAGGCAAGCAGCCGACACTAACGTAATATTAGAACGTATGGCGGGTGATATTATGGCTGAAGAAGCAATGGCTGAAAGATTTGTATCTATGCTCGACGGCCCTCTTTTTGTTGGACCAAAAATGACTGAGCGGTACAGCAGTTACCTTACTAGTGCCGATATAGACAAAGCTGATCCGTACAACCGCGAAACTGTACGGCGGCAGGTAGAAGGGGATTTTTCCCTTAATGCAGATCAAGAAGAGTTTTTTGATCGTGTATATGATGAAGGCTACAATAATGAATTACTCGAATGGGCTGCAACAGAACACGCCATTCGTAGCACGTTAAAGAAAATGCAAATCCCTACTACTGGAGACAATTGATGGTCAGGATGGCGCTGGGCGGTCTTGCAACCGCCCGTAGAGGCATAACAACAAAAGAGGGCGAAGATATGGCCAACAATAAAACACAATTAGATCGTAATAAAGCCGACAAGAATAAAGACGGTAAGCTAAGCAAGTACGAAGAAACTGTAGGCATGGCTGTGCAAGACGCAATGGCTGATGACCCAGAGCAAGATGAAAAAGTGAAGATGTATCACGGTGGCATGGCCATGATGGGTGACTATGGCGAAGGCCTGATGTCCAATTATGATCCTGTATCTGGTAATCCTATCCCGCTTGGCTCAAGTGCAGAAAACGTCCGAGATGATATCGATGCCAAAATCAGCACTGACGAGTATGTGCTCCCGGCGCATGTCGTAAAATGGCACGGCCTTAAGCACATCCAAATGATGCAATCCGAGGCAGAAATGGGCCTGATGTCTATGGAGATGTCAGGGCTAATCCAAGAGGTTGAAAGTGACACGCAAGAGGAACCCGATAGCGAAGGCGTTGAGGACGCCGAAGTTTCGGATGCGGGTGGTTCAGAGCAAGAAGAAAAAGAAACGCTCGAAACACCAGAAGGAAACCAAATTGAGGTGGCAGGAGTAGAAACTACCTTAATAGAACCCGAAGTAGATGAAACCGAAGACTATAAAGAAAATAAATACGGTAAGTCTACTGGATCGTTCGGCATTAAGAAGAACCCATCAGTGGCCTTCATAATGTAAGCAAACGGGCTACCCGCATATGCGGCCCCCAAAGGAAAATCATGGTTAAATATAGAAGAAATGACATCCAAGAGGATGATGAATTAACGTATGCTGAAGAGATGCAGAAACAGCAAGCGGTAGCGGAAACAGGCCCGGAGCCTGTGGACGCAGAAGATGCAGCGTTTAAAAAACGCTATGGAGATTTGCGGCGGCATAGTCACCAATTGCTACAGCAAAAGGACCAAGAGCTAGCTCAGATGAAAGAGCAGCTGGACACAGCAGCCCGGGGACAAATTAAGTTTCCAAAGACTGATGAAGAGATAGACAACTGGTCAAAGCGCTATCCAGACGTTGCAAAGATTGTGGACTCAATCGCCCAGAAAAGAGCCAATGAGGCTTTAGAACTAGGCGTAAAACGCATGGAGGGTCTGCGTAAATTCGAAACAAAACTTGTCGTTAAAGAAGCTGAACAGGTTTTAATGCAAGATCACCCAGACTTTGCTGAGATCCGCCAAGACCCAGCCTTTCATGATTGGGTAGCGCTGCAGCCTCAAAACATTATCGACAGCCTGTATAAAAACAACACAGATGCTCGAGCGGCATCCCGCGCAATTGATTTGTACAAAGCCGACACTGGCGGACGTAAGAAAAATAACTCCGCTGCTCGGGCTGTAGGCAAGAGCGTTAATGTCTCGCCCTCGAGTGGAAAAGCACAGTGGAGCGAAAGCCAAATTGATAAGATGTCTAATGCTGAATTTAATAAGCATGAAGAAGACATCCTTAAAGCAATGCAAACCGGGAATTTTGTCTATGACATGTCCGGGGGCGCTCGATAGGTATTGCTATTAATACCAACTTATGGTATAGTAATTCTATCTTATGAGGTAATTATATTACCTTAGTTATAAAACCAGAGCCGCTATTAGCCTACCTCTCGTTTTATCCATTCCAAAGAATCAGACACTTAGTCCACCAGTACAACTCTGGCCCGTGTTCTCACGCAACCCAGCCGTAAGTACTGCCACTCGATTGTCCTCTTCGGAAATTGTTTGGGCGCTTAGCGCCCTGCCATTTCAAAGGAGAATCCAAATGGCATTTAGTTCAGCAACAGGGCACGGTAACCTGCCCAACGGCGCGTTCAGTAGCGTAATCTACTCGAAAAAAGTCCAGTCTGCCTTCAGAAAAAGTACCGTTGTCGGTGATATCACCAACAGTGATTATTTTGGCGACATCAATGGTCAAGGGGACACAGTTCGCATAATAAAAGAGCCTGAAATTTCGGTCTCTGAGTATAAGCGTGGAACCACAGTAAACGCACAAGACCTTGATGACACAGACTTTTCTTTAGTTATCGACAAAGCAAACTACTATGCTTTCAAGATGGATGACATTGAAGAAAATATGTCACATGTGAATTTTATTCAGCTCGCAACGGATCGTGCTGCTTATCGTCTGGCCGATAATTATGACCAAGAAGTTCTTGGTTATTTGGCTGGTTATAAGCAAGCAGCTTTGCATGAAGTAGCAAGCGCACTAAATACCACTGTGAACGGTGATAAAGCTGTCACAACAGCTGGCTCGAATGAGTTGCTTTCAAGTATGCAGCTCAAGAAAAGTGACTTCGGCAACATCACAACAAGCTCCGCTGGCGATCATTCGATCCCACTGGCAGCTCGGTTGCCCGGTGCTACCGCACTGCCCACAGCTACAGCCTCACCAGCAATGCTTGTCGCTCGCATGAAGCGTCTTATGGATCAACAGCAAGTCGATACCCAAGGGCGCTGGCTTTGTGTGGACCCGGTGTTTTTAGAAATCCTCGCAGACGAGGACTCACGATTCATGAATGGGGACTTCGGCGAGAGCGGCGGTCTACGCAATGGTTTGACTATTAAGAATTTCCACGGTTTCCGGGTTTATTCTTCTAGCAACCTTCCAGCAGTAGGTACTGGCGCAGGAACATCTGGATCTGCAAACCAAAATACAAACTTCGGAGTGATAGTTGCAGGGCACGATAGTGCTGTAGCAACAGCCGAGCAGCTGTCCAAAACGGAAACATACCGTGATCCAGACAGCTTTGCAGATATCGTTAGAGGTATGCATCTCTACGGTAGAAAGATTCTTCGTCCAGAAGCAATCGTAACCGCCAAATACAACGCAGCATAAGGGAGATTTACAATGGCTAACTTAGCAACTGCAGATCACGCTGCACAAGGCAACAGCGCACGGGGACGTTCTCCGTACATGGTGCAAAACACTATCGACATTGCAGCTGCAATTGTTCTCAAAGGCAGCGACTTCGCTGCTAATGACACAATGGAAGTTTTGAATGTTCCAGCGGGAACAGTCATTCTTTCGGCGGGTATTGAGATCATGACACAGCTCGATGGTACTTGTACCCTAGACATGGGCTTTACTGGAGGATCTCCAGCTGCTGTCGATGTCTTTGTCGATGGTTTGGATGTCGTGGGAGGTGCCGTAGGCGCTTATGGTACTACACCAGCCACCGAAGCTGCCCAAGTGCAGGTAATATCTTCAGATGACACTATCGATGTGAAATTTGCCACAGAGACAGATGTTACAAGTGGCAAGCTCCGTTTTTGGGCCATCCTAATGGATGTCTCAGACATGGGTGCCCACGACATGATAGCTGCTACAGCTGATCGTGATTACCTCGCATAAAAACTTTGGGGCTGGTTTAATCGCTGGCCCCATTCACTTTTTTGAAAGTTTGTTATGGCTAGCACATACCTCAGTTTATGTAATCAGGTTCTTCGCCGCCTCAATGAGGTGGAGATTGTGGCTTCTGAGTTTGTGGATGTTGTTGGCGTACAAGCCCTAGTTAAAGACGCAGTCAAAGCTTCTGTTGCGCGACTATCGCAACAAGAATATGAATGGCCATTTAATGCGGCCAGCCATACGCAAGCATTAACTGCCGGGACTTCAGAGTATTCTTGGCCTACATCATTTAAAGCTGTGGATTGGAACTCGTTCCAGATACAGGAAGACACCACCCTCGGTTCAGCCTACAAATCTCTAAAATTTATGGAGCGAGATGAATGGTACAGGAACCACAGAGACGATGATTACCGCGCAGGAAGCGCGGGTAGAGGAATACCTGATAATGTATTTCCAAGTCATGGTAGTGGCTGGGGCGTAACGATTTCCCCAAATGCTGCCTACTCAGTCATTTTTAAATATTACTTAGATTTTTCTACTATTTCAGCCTTTGATGACGTTACCCGTATTCCAACCTCATTTGATCCTGTGTTGGTGGATGGTGCGCTGTACCACATGTATTTGTTCAAAGATAATACTGAGAACGCCCAAGCGGCGTTTTTAACTTTTGAGCAGGGCATTAAGAACCTGCAGAGCATCTATATAAACAATTATGCTAGTATTTCAGACACTCGGATAAGGTTCTAATGCCTGACCAAATCCAATCATTCAGATTAAATTGTTCCGGGGGGCTCAACAGTAACGAGAACCACCTAGATCTATCTGAGAATAAGCCGGGGTCTGCTACCCGGCTCATCAATTATGAGCCCAGCCTATTTGGCGGTTATCGCAGGATCGATGGCTACTCAAAATATGACGCAGATTACGGTGAAGTTACTGTTGCAGGATCTACTACTGGCCAAGGCGAAGTTCTTGGTATTTGCATATTTAAAAATGACGTTACGGGCGCAACCGATATAATCGCCGCTAGACAGGACGCCGGGGCAACTAACTACAGTTTCTATTATTACACAGCAGATATTGGCTGGCGCAAATTCACACTCGATCACAGTGTGACTCGACCAATGACCGCCAACAGCCTGACGGTAAAAAAACTAAGACACGCTCAGTTCAACTTCGGCAGTGGCAACACCGTTATTTTTGTTGACGGGGTAAACCCGGCAATCGTCTATAATGGGACTAATTGGAAAGAAATAAAATCAAGCCACTCTGGTGGGTATGACGCGAGTAACAATACCGCTGGAGGTAATCAAGCGTTAAACGCCCCAGCCTTAGTGGATGTTTTTGAGAACCATGTTTTTTTAGCTGGTCATGCGGCCACGGGTGCGGCGGTAGCTTATAGCAAACCGAATGACGCCTATACATGGACCGCTGCAGCTGGGGCTGGACAGCTAACCGCTGGCTTCGATTGCGTACAGATAAAGCCTTTTAGAGATAACCTATTTCTGTTTGGTAGTAACAATATCAAAAAGGTTGTCGTAAGCTCAGCTGGGGCGTTTTCCTTAGAAAACGTAACAGCGAATGTAGGGTGTGTTGCCCCAGATAGTGTGCAAGAAATTGGTGGGGATTTACTATTTTTAGCGCCTGATGGTTTTCGGCCCGTGGCGGGTACGTCACGAATTGGTGATATTGAAATTCAAACAGTTAGTAAGGCCATCCAGAGTAAGCTTGTTGATACAATTGCTAACTTCGATATGAGCGAGCTGAACGGCGTTGTGATTAGATCTAAAAGCCAAGTACGTTATTTTATTGGTGACGATAGCGACTTTGCATCTTCATCAGATGGAGTGGGCTTCATAGGCGGTCTAACGGATAGCTCTGGGGCTATTTCATGGGAGTTTGGGGAGCTTCTCGGGATAAGGGCCAGTTGTTGTACCAGTGATTACGTGGGCACATCAGAGCTGATTTTACACGGTGATTACGATGGTAAAGTCTACGCTCAAGAAAGCGGTACATCTTTCGATGGGGACGATATAATTGCAGTTTATTCTACTCCATACTTAGATTTTGGGGAAACAGAGCAACGTAAGATAATCCGCAAAATTAACACATTTATCCGGGCTGAAGGGCCTTTGGAAATGTTGTTATCCGTTACTTACGATTGGGGCGATAGCAATACAGCTGCTCCGAATACTTACACTCAAAGCTCTTCTGGGGCTCCAACTATTTTTTCGGGTAGGGGCATTAACTACGGGGCTACTAACGTCATTTATGGCGGCTCAACAAAACCAATAATTACATCAAGTGTGCAGGGCTCTGGCTTCGCCACCCAAGCGACATTTGTGACGGTAGGGACAAACAGCGGATACACAATCCAAGGCATTGTGTTTGAATTTAGCGCTGCAGGGAGAAGATAATGGCAGGATATACTCGGCAATCGTCGGCATCAATTACATCAGGCGCTAATATTACAGCAGCGCCTATAAACGCTGAGTTCAATCAGGTTTTGGCTGGGTTTAACAATAGCACAGGCCACAAACACGATGGCACAGAAGCCGAAGGGCCGGTCATTGGACTAATCGGTGATCCCGGCGTTACAACCCCACTGAATAAAGTTGTAGTTGATAACACTAATAATAGAGTTGGCGTCTTTGTAGACGCTGGCGGTGCAGGATCGACTGTCGAGCAAGTCCGATTCCAGGACGGTGCTATTGTTCCTGTTACAGATAGCGACATCGATCTGGGAACCTCATCAGTCGAATTTAAAGACTTGTTCTTAGACGGCACAGCGCATGTAGATACTCTGGATGTGGATGTTAACGCTGGTATTATCGGCAACCTCACAGTCGGTGGTAACACCACGCTCGGTGATGCCGCATCCGATACAGTTACTGTAACGGCTGATGTAGCTTCCCCTCTGATCCCCTCTGCTGATGATACATATGACCTAGGAGCAACTGGCTCAGAATGGCGTAATTTGTACATCGATGGCACTGCAAATATCGATGCTCTTGTAGCTGATACTGCCGACATAAATGGTGGCTCAATTGATGGAGTCACTATCGGTGCCGCAAGTGCCGGGGCTATAACAGGTACTGCTATCACGGGTACAAGTTTCGTTATCGGCTCTGCTGACATCAACGAAGCTGAATTAGAAACTATTGACGGCGTAACAGCAGGAACTGTTGCAGCATCTAAGGCTGTAGTTGTCGATAGCAACAAAGATTTTACTGGCGCAAGAAACGTAACAATCACTGGGGAACTTGATGCTGGTTCTTTAGATGTGTCAGGCGATGTCGATGTAGATGGTACGCTGGAAACTGATGCACTTAGCATAAATGGTACGGCAATTTCTGCGACAGCGGCTGAACTAAATATCATGGATGGTGATACATCTGCTACATCAACCACTCTCGTAGATGCAGACAGATTCATTGTGAACGATAACGGCACCATGAAACAGGTAGCACTGCCTAATCTGACTACTTATTTGGGTGGTAATTTAAATATTCTGTCTAGTGTGACTGCCGTTGGTGCATTAGACAGCGGAAGCATAACTAGTGGTTTCGGGACAATAAATACTGGTTCTAGCACTATTACCACTACAGGTAATATTACAGGCGGTAATGTAATTATTAGTGACGGTGGTAACATTGGCTCTTCCAGCGATACTGATGCTATTGCTATTGCCTCTGGCGGTAATGTTACTGTCTCGCAGGACTTGATAATCACAGGAAATCTGACAGTCGGCGGCACCCAAACAGTCGTTGATACGGTGACTATGAACGCTGCTAATGCGGTGGTATTCGAAGGTGCTACTGCAGATGACCATGAGACTACGCTTACAATAGTTGATCCAACCGCTGACCGCACAATCAATTTACCAAATCAATCTGGTACACTCCCCGTTTTAGCGGCGGCAAGCAACGATCAGGTCACGGCAACTCCTGCAGAGTTGTCGATACTGGATGGCGATACATCAGCAACTTCTACGACTGTAGCTGACGCTGATCGTGTTGTACTCAACGATAACGGCACTATGAAACAGGTTGCCGTAACAGACCTATCTGCATATTTTGATGATGAAATTACGGCTATGCCTAATTTGGTCACTACAGCCGCTACCACAGTAGGTGCCTTGAACAGCGGTTCAATTACGTCCGGGTTTGGTGCCATTGATAATGGCTCATCTGCCATTACTACAACTGGAACGATAACCTACGGCACATTGTCTGATGGCTCTATAAATATTACCGCTTTCGTTGATGAAGACAACATGGCAAGTAATTCTGCCACACTTATTCCTACTCAACAGTCAGTAAAAGCATATGTAGACTCAGTTAATGGTACATCTAATAACGTCACTGGCCTCAACGCTACAGGCGCAGAGATTAATACTGTAGCTGATCCAGATACGGCAATTGGTACAACAGCCGTAGCTGGTGGCGATGGGATCGTCACGCAAGATACCTCTGGCAATGTGATGCTGCAGACAACGGTTGATACGTTTGATACCTACCTTGCCCAAACCACAAAAACGCTAACGAATAAAACTCTGACCAGCCCAGTAGTCACGGGAATGCATCTGAATGACTCAGGCTTTACCGTTGAAGGTTCGGCTGCAGATGGCAATGAGACTACGGTAGCATTCACTAACCCGACTGCAGATCGTACTATTACCTTCCCAAATGCTACTGGCACTGTTGCTATGGCAGGGGATGTCTTGCCACTATCGGGCGGCACGATGACGGGCAACTTGTCTCTGGGCGATAACGTCAAGGCGACTTTTGGTGCTGGTGATTTAGAGATTTACCATTCTGGTGCATCATCTTATATTAAAGACGAAGGAACAGGTCAGCTAAACATCTCAACAAACGGTACAGATGTAAGATTAACGTCCGCTATAGGTGAGCGTATGTTATTAGCAAGGCCAGATGCTGAGGTTGAGTTATATTACGATGGTTCGCAGAAGTTAGAAACAACAGCCACAGGCATAGACGTAACAGGCACAGTCCAAGCAGACCAGTTTAACAACGACGAGGCACTGCCAGATGTACGCCCTAGCTTGCTCTTGGACTTTGCGAACAGCAAAACGCTAGACCCACGGATTACGTTTACCAGAGGCAGCACTGCGACATTCTACGATGGTAAGACCACTGCTAAGGCAGAGGAGAATTTGCATGAACAATCGCAGGCGTTTCACACATCACCGTGGGA